TTCGGTGGGGGTTTCAGGTTCGGTTGGGGTTTCGAGTGTGTCCATAATTGATTGTTCTTCTTGAGAAACTTCTTGAGAAACTTCTTGAGAAACTTCTTGAATATTAATATTTTTTTCAATAGATTCTTGAATTTCTGTAACACTTGAAATTTGGTCGTTGGGTTCTAAGTTTCCTTGCATAAGCTCTTGTTTACGCTCGTCAAAAAACTGTGCAGCTCTTTGTTTTTCGCTGGCGTGAGATTTAATGATATCGTTAAGAATTGAGTCTTGATATTCTTGTGATTCAATCATGTTATTGTCGGGGGGGATAGGTAGCCATTTATAAAGTTCAACAAGATAAATATCAAATACAGAATCAATTTCTTGTAGTTGTTTAGCATACATATTTGCTTCTTCAATTGTATCGAAAACTCCTTTAATTTTTACACCACATGTACTATTTTTTTGATTACTAGAAGGAGATACTACACTGATAAGTGCAAAGTTTTGACCAGGTACTTTTTTTGAATCACTTTTGAGAAAATCGATTGGTTCCATTAAAATTTATAAAACATTATTCTTTAAACTGTTGCTATATATTGCCAGTTCATATCTTTACAAATACCTTTCCAAATTACGTCTTGTTGATGTAGTTTTTCTCGACTTTTGAGTAATTGAAAAGAATTTAAAAATTCGTCATGACCAAGTAGTTCACAAAATTTGTATAAACAATAATTATAACTCAAAAAATTACTTCGCTCCTTTGGTTTATTTTTTTCGAAAGGTTCTTGAATATCACGAAACATGGATCTCAGAGTTTCTTCTATTTCGAGATTCATAATTGTAGGTTTAATACCATTTAAAATATTTGTGATATGAGGAACATGTTCGTAATACTTATTATTTCCTGTTTTTTTAAGAAACTGCTTAACTTTTGTTTGTGTTATATCAGCTTTAATTTTAACTCTACTTTTTTTAAATTCATCTTTTAATTGTTCTATAACTTCTTGTGGAATATTTGTACTTTCTTTTGCTTGAAATTGAGCAAGAAGTTCATTAAAATGATTAATACGTTTATATGCAAAACTGATATTAACATCTGAATTTATTTCTTGGTCGTAAGACATTGATTGTGCACCACTTTCAAAATAAGATTCAGTTTTTCCACAAGTTTCACAAATCATACAGCTTTCATTTGTTAACATCAGCATTGCATTGTTGCATTCTTGACAAATATAAGTGTTAATAACATCTGGTTTAACAAGTTGGGCATTTTCAACAATATGCATATATTCATTATATAAGGCACCCTTATTGTGTTTATTTTTAATTTCTAAAAATCCATTCATACCTGTTTGTGATGTTTCACAAGAACAATTTTCTTCAGATGTATAAGCATCTATTACATTTATTACATCTAATAAATATTCAATTTCATCATTATGTGTCGATAAATTTGATAATGTTTCTAAATGCTTTGCTTCTAAAGTTGAACGATTCATGCATGTAATATATTGAAATAAAAATTCTTTAAGTGTTATTATAAAAACAAATTACATCATTAGTATCAATATTTTCAAACGAGGATGATTTTTGTGTATAACTTTTTAATAAGAATGAAAGTTCTGGGAAAATTTCAAAAGTATCACAAAATGATATCATATCTTTTCTATAACTATTAATTTCTAAAGTCCCATGTGATTCAATATTTAAAGAGTCTCTAACGATTTTTTCAATACAATTAAAGAAAATAATGTTTTGGAAAGCACATTCTTTGATTTCTACATTAAATTTTTTAGCAAGAGGAATTAATTCGTGTAAACATTGTTTCATATTAATAGGTTTTGTTAGAGATAAACCATTATTTTTTACTGAATCCATATTTAATGAGGGGGAACACCAATTTTCAACCATTATTTTTTTCATATCATCTAAATTTTGATTTTCGTAATGTAGTCTCCAATCTTTCATATTTTGAATCATTCTATCATCTAAATCATATATATATCCAAAATCATATATAACAATTTTGTTGTCTCTTACTCCCCAATTTCCATAATGTAAATCACAATGTAAACATTTACAATAATAAGCTGTATAAGTGCAAAATAGTTGAAATAAAGTAACACATTTATGAATTTGTAAAAAATTGTCTATTTTGTAAATTGGAGTTGAATCTTCATATGACATAATAATAAAGTTATCAGATGATTTAATGAGTTTTGGTGTTATAACAAAAGTGTTATCTTTATAAAATTGATAAAATTTATCAACATATAAAGATTCATGTTTGAAGTCAATTTGTTTTTTAAAAGTTTCTATGAATGAATTGATTGGTAAATAATTAAAAACGTTAATTGGGGATTCGATATTGAAATAATTGACAAAATAAATGAGTTTTTTAAAAATATAAACTTGAAAATTCATATTTTTATCAACATTTGGATGTCTAACTTTTATTGCGAGTATTTCATTTGTGTTTTTGTCTTTTACTTTATAAACTTGTGCAATACTTCCAGAGGATATACAAGGACCTAAAATTTCATAATTATCATCAAAGTTTTCATTAAAATCTTGAATATATTGGGTTTTTGTAAAATTTATATCATGAATAGAATTTTCAGAAAATATTTTATCAAATTTTAAAGCTTTATTTTCAATAATATCATTTCTTGCACAAACCCATTGAGCAAGTTTAATTGTGAAACATCCATTTATTTGAATAGAATGAAACAAAAGTCTTTTTAAATAAATACTTGAAAAACATTTATTTAGTCCTAACATTGTAAATAAATATAACAATTTCATATATAATTGAAAAATCATATATTTTAAATTGATTAACGCAATAATTTAAAGCTTTAATTATATGATTTATTAATGAACAAGGATTATATACAATTTATTCAAAAATTAAGTTTCAGTTTTGCGAAATATCATTATGATAAGTTTATACAAGAACATCAAATTGAATTCATAGAAAAAAAAGATGTTGAATCGTATGTTTCTGAAATGTATTCACAGGAAAAAAAGAAAGAACTATTTCAATTTATTCGTAAATCTTTAAAAACAACACTTAAAGATGCTTATAATCCTTTAGCTGTTGAGCCTATTTTACAAGAAATAAATGAGGATGACAAATATGCAAGAACAAGAATTGTGACTGAAATTCATGATTTTCAAAAAGAATATTATAAAGTTTAAGAAAAAAATATTTATAAACTACATGAGTTTGATAATTTATTCGAAAAATGAATGTATAAACTGCAATTTATTGAAAAATGCACTAAAACAAAGTGGAGTTAAATATGAAGAAATAAAGTTTAAAAATCTATATGAAGTATATAAAATTGTATCTAAAGTTCCAGGATTTGAAGAGGAACAACTTCAAAGTTTTCCGATTGTAAATGATAATTTAAAAATCTTAAATTATGAAGAAGCTATGAATAAATATTGTGAACCTATATTATTTCCAAATAACAATAGTTATACTTTTTACCCTATTAAATATCCATCTGTTTATGAGATGTATAAAAAGGCACGTGCAAGTTTTTGGCAACCTGAAGAAATATCATTACTTAAAGATTCTTCTGATTATATGAAATTAAGTAATGAAGAAAAACATTTTATTACTCATATTTTGGCATTTTTTGCAGCATCCGATGGTATTGTGAATGAAAATCTGAACACTAATTTTGAAAACGAAGTAACTTTACCAGAAATTAAAGCATTTTATACATTTCAAAGTGCTATTGAAAGTATTCATTCTGAAACATATAGTATTCTATTGGAAAAATTTGTAGATAATCATGAAGAAAAAACAAGGCTTCAAAATGCTATTTTGAATGTTCCAGCGATAAGCAAAAAAGCAAAATGGAGTTTTAAATATATGAATGAAGAAATACCATTTGCTAAAAGATTGTTAGCATTTTCTTGTGTGGAAGGTATATATTTTAGTGGATCGTTTTGTGCTATTTTTTGGTTAAAGAAACGTAATTTACTACCTGGTTTAACATTTAGCAATGAATTAATATCAAGAGACGAAGGATTGCATACTGAATTTGCTGTATTGTTATATAGTTTTTTGAAATTTAAATTATCTGAAAAAGAAGTGCATGCAGTTGTAAGTGAGGCTGTATCAAATGAAAAAGAATTTATAATAGAAGCATTACCGTGTAGGTTAATAGGAATGAATTCTGAGTTAATGGAAAAATATATTGAATTTGTGGCAGATAGATTATTACAAAGTCTTGGATATAATAAATTTTATTTTACATCAAATCCATTTGATTTTATGGAAAATATAAGCTTGGAAGGAAAAACAAACTTTTTTGAGAAGCGTGTTGCGGAATATGCTAAAGCTAATGTAATGAATGAAGAAACCCAAAATGTGTTTGAGTTAGATGAAGATTTTTAAGAAACGTGTTTCTATAAATGATAGAATTGTTTGATAATTATCTGGAAAAAAGTAAATTGCTTTTAAATTCAAAGATTTTTTATGTAATAAATACATATAAACCATAAATAATAAGAAAGTAAAAGTGATGTCTTCGAATGATATATTAAATTGCAAGAATAAATAAGGAAAATAATGAATTAAAAGGACTAAATAAAATTTGAATATTTGAACTGAATGACTATTATGAGAATTTGAATTATTTTTAAAAATGTACATAAGAAAATCAAAACATGTTATGCATAAGAATGCAAAAAAGGGGTTAAATGAAATGATATCAAATTGTTGTAGAATGAACCAGATTAAAATCCAATATGAAAACAGAAAGTAAAACTTCATAATTTAATTAATTTTTTTAATAGTTAAGACATTTTCTTTTTTCTTTGTTTTATTTGTATCTAATTTGTGATATTGTTCATCATCGTGTTTAGGATTATATTTAGCTTTATGAGTTTCCCAAAATTGGGGAGCTCCTATTCTAAAAGTTCCTGGTGGATGAAGCTTTGCTTTATACCAAAATACTACGTCTTCTATTTTATTGCTTCGTGAAGTATTATCTAATACCAAACATTCGAAATTTTCTGTACAAGCATTCATGATTTGATTAAACATTTCAAAGTTTGGAAAAATACCAAAGAAGTTTTTATAAATCTTTTCTCTATTTTGAATAATATTTTCTCTTAAAACAAAAACGTAATCAATATTGGAACGTAAGTCAGGACCAATATCCATACAATACTGCATTGTTAACATAAAAAAAATATTCCAATGTCTCCCATTCATAAAAATTGCTCTCATAAGCTTGTCTCTCATCATCTTTTTATCATACATGCAATCATCGATTAGAATGAAAACATTATTATTTAAAGCTTTTTGTTTTGCTAATTTTTTTTGACGTAAAATAATTTTATCTACAGCATCTGAATTATAATCGTTATAAATAAACAAGTCTGGTGCAAATTGACCATAATAAGAATTGCCGTCTTCTGTTCCGGACATTACTACACCAGCAGGAATGTGTCGTTTGTGGTACATAATATCTGTAACAAGGACTGTTTTGCCTGTATTTCGTTTTCCTATGAAAACACAAACTCTATTATCTGCTATTGTTTCTGGATTAAATTTTTTTAATTGAAGATCCATTCTAAAATAATACAATTGATTTTTTAATTAAGTTAAACACATGGGGTTTTTCTCAAAATTTTTTTCTTTGCTTATATTACAAAAATGGGAGGAGGTCTTATGCAACTCGTAGCCTACGGCGCTCAAGATGTTTACCTTACAGGTAACCCTCAAATTACTTTCTTTAAAGTAGTTTACCGCAGACACACTAACTTTGCTGTCGAATCTATTGAACAAACCTTCAACGGTACTGTTGGTTTCGGCAAAAAAGTAACTGCTACTATTTCCCGCAATGGTGATCTTATCACCAACTGCTGGGTCCAATTAGATTTACCTGCGCTAACTGGTGGTGCTGGTAAATACTGCAACTCTATTGGTCATCGTGTACTTAAAGAAATTGAACTTGAAATTGGTGGTCAACGTATTGACAAACATTATTCTGACTGGCTTGAAATCTGGTCTGAACTTACAATGCCTGCTGAAAAACGTGAAGGTTACAAAACAATGGTAGGTAAATACGACACTGCCAATGGTCATACAGGTGCTCAACCTTTGTTTGTACCTCTTATGTTCTTCTTCAACAGAAACCCTGGCCTTGCTCTTCCCCTTATTGCTCTTCAATATCACGAAGTTAAAATTAATATCCAATTTGAATCCCTTGCTAACTGTGTTGCTGTAACTGGTTCCACCATTACTACATCTGGAGCTGATCTGTCAGCTTCTCTCTATGTTGACTATGTATACCTTGATACTGATGAACGCAAACGCTTTGCTCAAGTATCTCACGAAATGCTTATTGAACAACTTCAATACACCGGTGCCGATTCTGTTTCTCAAACCGAAGTCAATAAACGTTATACCATGAATTTCAATCACCCCGTTAAAGAACTTGTATGGGTTCTTAAAAATAATGACGACAGTCCCGCTGATCCCTTCGACTATTCTGCCAGTAACTCTGAAGCTACCGACAGTGACAGTATAGATAACACATGGCCAGGTTCCTCCGCTATGAATGAAGACGATGCTGTCAAAACCGTCAAGATTATGCTTAACAGCCACGAGCGTTTCTCTCAACGTTCCGGCAGATATTTCCGTCTTGTCCAACCTTACCAACATCACACTGCCATTCCCCGTCGTCACATTTACTGCTACTCATTTGCCCTTAAACCCGAAGAACATCAACCTTCCGGTACCTGCAATTTCTCCCGCATTGATAACGCCACTCTTCATTTAGGTCTCAAAGACAATCACTACATGGATGAACTCCAAGTATATGCTGTTAACTACAATGTTCTCCGTATTATGTCTGGTATGGGTGGTCTTGCCTACAGTAATTAGAAAAGTAATTTCAAATAATTTAAGCTTTACTCAAAAAAAAATCAAAAAAATATTAAATATTTAATTAATTAAGCGTTTAATTTTTTTTACATTTTACTTTTTTTTCTCTTTATATATTACAAATGTATGAGCTATTTCGGTCGTCTTCTCCTAAACCTAAAAAGGCACGTAAAACCCGTTCAAATGCGGGGGTCACCCGTGGTCCTAGAAAGGTTACTAAACTTGCGAGAGTAAATGGTGTTAAATATTTAAATGCGTCACCTAATTTCTTTAACCCTTCTCCTCGTGCTAAACCTCTGAAAAAACGTGAATCCCCTACTTTAAAGGCTAAAGGTGATCCTATGAAACGTGGAAGACCTGCTAAAAAAAGTAGTATTAAATTAACTGCTTGTGATAAAGCTTCTATTAGAGGTAACATTAAACAAACCAACAAAGGCAAACTCTATTACTCTACTAAATCTGGAGGCAAACGTTACTGCCCTGAACTCACTAAAATGATTAAGAGTTCTCTTAAAAGCAAACCTGCTTCTAAACCTAAAAAGGCACGTAAAACCCGTTCAAATGCGGGGGTCACCCGTGGTCCTAGAAAGGTTACTAAACTTGCGAGAGTAAATGGTGTTAAATATTTAAATGCGTCACCTAATTTCTTTAATCCTTCTCCTCGTGCTAAACCTATGAAAAAACGTGCATCTCCTACTTTAAAGGCTAAAGGTGATCCTATAAAACGTGGAAGAAAACCCAACCCTAACAGAGGTTTAACTGCTTGTAATAAAGCTTCTATCAGAGGTAACATTAAACAAACCAACAAAGGAAAACTCTATTACTCTACTAAATCTGGAGGCAAACGTTATTGCCCTGAACTCAAAAAGGTTATTACTAAAAAAATGAGTCCTCAAGACAAGAAGCTTTACAAAATGCTTTCTAAATCTGCATCCAAATCCAAATCTAAAAAACCATCTGCTAGTATGTCCAAAACTCTTAGAACAACTTTAGGTATGGCCCCCGTATTATTACCAATGCCTTCACTTAAAGTCAGTCCTCTTAAAGTAAATGTCAAAGATCCTAAAACTAAGAAGTTATATGTAGGACAACAAGGCCCACTCAAAAATCTTAAAGTAGGAAATGAAGTCATAGACAACAAAACCAAAAAAAGTTACAAAGTTAAAATGATAAAACGCGCTGGCAAACAATCTAAAATTAAATCATTCTCCAAAGTATAAATTTTAACACGTTAAATGTTTAAAAAAAATTTAGTTTTATTTATTAATGACTGAATCTAAAATTCAAGAACTTGAGAAAAGAATTGAAGCTTTAGAAAAAGAAAAGAATACAAAAAAAGCAAGACCAAAACGAGAACCTTCTGGTTATGCTTTATTTGTCAAAGAACAAATGCCTATGATAATAAAAGAATATCCTTCTTTGAATCAAAAAGAAAGAATGAGTAAATGTGGGGAGCTTTGGAGACAACAAAAAACAGCTTAATAATTTTTTGATTGTTTATTGTATGTATCCAAGAACAAGAGTAGCAACAGGTGCAACATTATTTTTCCTTTCAGTTTTAAAATTACAAAATCCATCTTGGTATATAATAACTACCGAATCTTCAAGTCCTGGGTCTTCAAATACAACAAATACAAAAAATACAACAACTAGAATTGTAGACTGTCATAATACAGAAATCGGCTTTTCAGAGATCAATACAAAACTAAAAGAACATACTAAAAAACTAAGTACTAAAACTTTACATATTATAAGTCTTTTGTTTTTTACATTTGTTTCATTTAGTTATTTCTTTATTAATTATTTTACCGACTTTCCATTTAAAACCTACTATTTCATAATGTTATTGGTAAGTTTAATAGGTGCTGTATTAGGGGAAGTTCTTACAGTATTTACATTAAAAAAGGAAGGTGAATCTGTTAAATTTGCAAGAGGTATTGTATTAGACATTATTATGTTTATTACTCTAACTGCAATGTTTATGAATAAATACAATTAATTTCCTCCTCGCAATCTAAGCACTAAATGAAGAGTGCTTTCTTTTTGAATATTATAATCCGCAAGAGTTCTACCATCTTCTAACTGTTTTCCAGCAAAAATTAGACGCTGTTGATCAGGTGGAATCCCTTCTTTATCTTGTATTTTTGCTTTTACATTATCGATTGTATCACTTGATTCGACTTCAAGTGTTATTGTTTTTCCAGTAAGAGTTTTTACAAAAATCTGCATTTGTAATATACAAACAAATTTTCTTTAAATTATTTAATGAACAATCTTCCCAAGCCTGCAGGGTCAATAAATTTCGATATATTTGAGAAAATAAAAATTGAATCTGACACAGAAAGTATAAGTTCTGAAATTCAAGAATTGGAATATATATCAGATGAGGAATATAATGAAAATTATAGTTTTATAAAAAAAGAATTAAAATTTAAAAAGAAATATCAAGAAAATTCTATCTTATTAAAAAATGAAAATTTAATTTTAAAAGAAGAAGAATATTTATCAGAATGATTAAAAATATTTTTTAGATGAAGCTTTTTTTTTCCATTTTTCAAATCCAATCTGCAAATCAATGTCAAAAGAGACAGAGATTTCGATAAGAGATTCTATAATTTCACATAACATATATTTAATATTTTCAATATTTGTGTCATTTATTGATTTTGCTAAATTTCCTAATGATATACTCAAATTTATTTGATTCATTAAGATAAATCTTTAGTTTTTTGAATAGATTCTAACGTATTTGCAATTTTCATTAGAATCTTATTTTGAGTTTTCATAGTTTCATGAAATGTAGCAAGTGTATCTACAACATTTTTGTTATTTTCACCAGCAAAAAAAGTTTGCATGATATCAGCCAAAGATACTTCATCATCGTCATCGTCTTCGTCTTCGTCATCGTCATCATCATCGTCTTCGATATCAATTTCAGGGAGATCTTCCTCTTCTATTTCACGTCTTGATTTGCTCATTTCTATAAAATTATATTTAAAAAATATCAACAAAACGCAAATACTTAAGAATATATTTAATATTAAAAATAATGAAAAGTGAATATATGAAAATATTTGAAGAACAATGTAGAGCGATGCAAAAGAATGGCAATCTTACTCGTGAGAGGCAATATATTGCTATGTTAATGTTTTTATCAGAGCAAGAAATGAAACAATTGATTCGTAATAAAACTTAAGGAGAAACGGTGTTAATAATATATGACATGGAATATTACTGAATCTTATTATAAGGATAATAAGATAACGAAAGAACAAATCAATTCATTTAATCATTTTGTATATTCGGGATTGCAGAGTGTAATTAATGAACTTGGAAATATTGAAATTAAAAATACAAAAATTATATTTAAAAATATTATTCTTGAAAGAGTGCAACATGTTGAAACCGATGGATATAACTCGTTATTGATGCCCCATGAAGCTAGATTAAGAAATTTAACATATAGTTCTAGTTTGTTTATAAATACAAGTGTAAATGAAAATGAAGAAAAAATATTTTTAGGTAAAATTCCTATTATGGTGATGAGTGATTTCTGTAATATTAGATACTCTGACCAGAGTAATGAATGTATAAAAGATCCAGGAGGGTATTTTATTATAACTGGAAGTGAAAAAGTTTTAATTGCTCAAGAAAAAATGAATAACAATCAAGTATATGTATTTGAAAAAAAGAATAATAAAATTTTGTACGAAGGTGAAATTAGGTCTATTGAAGAAAATGAATATAAATCTACAAGTACTTTAAAAATATATATAATAAAATTCAGTGATAATGAATATAAAATAAAATGTCAATTGCCATTTTTGAAATGTGAGATTCCAGCATTTTTAATTTTTGAATTATTTAATTTTTCTTTTATGGATTTTGTTGAAAATATTGAATCTGATTTATATAATGATACGATATTTATGAGTGATTTAGATATGAAAGAGCATATATTTAATGAAAGTGATATAAATGAGCTTTTCTTGAAACGATTAAATATTTCGTTAAAAGAAGGATACTCGCTGGATGATATTTTTTTGAAATATTTTTTACCTCATATGAAAACAATAGAAAATAAATTGAAAATGTTTGCTTATGCGATAAACAAATTATTGAAATGTTTTTGTAATATTCAACAACAAGACGATAGGGATCATTTTAAAAACAAAAGAATTGATTTAGCTGGTGATTTAATGCATGGATTATTTAGACAATTATACAAAAAAATGCATAGAGATCTTTTTACAAATATTCAAAAATTGATTGAAAATAATCGAGTTATAAATTTAGCAAGTATAATAAAAAGTAAGATTGTTACAAATGGGTTAAAATATGCATTAGCTACAGGGAATTGGGGTGTAGGGTCTACTCAAGGTATGAGGACTGGTGTTTCTCAAGTATTGAATAGATTTTCATATATGAGTACTATATCTCATTTACGAAGAATAAATTCACCTATTGGTAAAGAAGGAAAACTAACAACACCAAGACATTTACATGGGTCGCATTGTTATAGAATATGTCCGAGTGAAACCCCTGAAGGGCAATCGTGTGGGTTATTAAAAAATATGGCATTTTCAAATACAGTTACTATTGGGACATTATCAAAAACAATATATGATATTTTGAAAAAATTTGATAATATAATTTTGTTAAAAGATTATAATAAATTTGATTTACAGACAAAAATATTTGTAAATGGGTATTGGTATGGAGTGACGAATAATCCTCAAAATATAATTGATAAACTAAAAAATCTGAAAAGAAATTTAACAATAAGTCCTGATATAGGGATTGCATATGATATTCTTTTGAATGAAATAAGGATTCACACAGACTCGGGACGTTGCACACGACCATTAATTGTAATTAAAAACAATAAGCCATTATTTCCTATTGAAATGTTAAATGAAAGTAATTTAGATTGGCAAGAATTATTAAGTAAAGGGTATGTTGAATATATTGATGCAGATGAAGAAGAAACATGTTTAATTGCTTTTTCGTTTGATGATATTGAAAACCGAAAAAGTGAATGTAATTTTACGCATTGTGAACTTCATCCATCTTTAATGTTAGGAGTTGTTGGGACGTTTATTCCATATGCGGAACATAATCAAGCTCCACGTGTTGTGTATCAATGTGCTCAAGGAAAACAAGCGATGGGGATATTTACAACCAATTATCAACAACGATTTGATTCATTTGGTCATATTTTATGGTATCCTCAAAAACCGTTGGTGAAAACAAAAGGAAGTGATTTACTTGGATATGACGATGTTCCAAGTGGAATTAATGCAATTGTAGCAATTGCATCATATTCAGGATATAACCAAGAAGATTCAATTATAATGAATCAATCGTCAATTGATAGAGGGTTGTTTAGGTCATTTTTCTATAGAGTGTATAAAGATGAAATGAAACAACATGGTTCTTGTACTAAAGAAGTTTTTGAAAAACCGAAACAAAATGAATGTATGGGTTTAAATTTTGCAGACTACAATCACATTGACGATGATGGATTTGTTAAACCAGGGACGTTTTTAGATACAAATGATGTCATTATTGGGAAAACTTCAAGTTTGGGTGAATCCGTAAAAGGATATGACAAAAAGGATAGTTCTACATTATTAAGACATAACGAAAGTGGAACAGTTGAATCAGTTTTATTAACAAATAATGAACAAGGTATAAATATGTGTAAAACAAAAGTGAGATCAATGAGGGTTCCTGAAATTGGTGACAAATTTTCATCTCGTGCCGCACAGAAAGGAACTATTGGATTAACATTGAGACAAGAAGACATGCCATTTACAGCTTCTGGTATAACACCTGATATCATTATGAATCCCCATGCAATTCCAAGCAGAATGACAATTGGACAATTACTTGAATGCTTATCGGGTAAAAAAGCAGCATGTGTTGGCAAACGACAAGACGCAACTTGTTTTGACCATCAAAATCCAGATGATATAGCTAAAGAGCTTTTAGATTGTGGATATGAAGAACATGGAACAGAAACTATGTATTGTGGGTTTACAGGAAAACCTCTAGAAGCTAAAATATTTATAGGACCAACATATTATCAAAGACTTAAACATATGGTTCAAGATAAAATACATTCGCGAGCACGTGGTCCTGTTCAAATTCTTACTAGACAGCCAGTAGAAGGACGAGCGAAAGAAGGAGGACTCCGGTTTGGAGAAATGGAAAGAGATGTTATGATTTCTCATGGAGCGTCTGCTTTCTTGAAAGAACGTCTTATGGATCAATCAGATGCTTATACAACATGTGTTTGTAAAGAATGTGGTTTTATTGCAATCAATAATGTTCAGAAAAATATTAAATATTGCAACAAATGTAAAAGTAGTGAAAATGTTCATGATATTCAAATACCATATGCATGTAAATTATTGTTTCAAGAATTAATGAGTATTAATATTGCACCTAGAATGTTATTAAAATAAAATTTTATGTTAATTATTGGTTCAGTCTTTCTTCTTTGGTTTTTAATTCTTCCAAAAACGTTTCTTTGTCTATATCATAAGGGTTTCCAGAAATTTTATTGAATTTAATAAGAAATAAATCATAGTTTTTGTTACTTATTTTTATCAATTCATTTTTATCAAATTCTGCTTCAGTAAAAACACCTGTTACTGGAAAAGGAATAAGTTGCTCACCATTATATTCATAATAACCACTTGGAGAACGATTTTCTACATTACTTCGAGATTTTGCGAGATAATCAAGCCATGCTTCATTTTCATTATCAGTATACTGGGAAGCATAGTTAATGTATTTATCTTTAGTCAAATTACGTGGTACTTTAAAATTTAAATCAGGTGAATACTCTGGTAAATTATCATTAATACTTTGTGCATCAATAGTAACTGATCTATTAAACCATTTCACTCGATTGTGAACTAATGTATATTGTACTAATAAATATACATATTCTCTATACATACTCTTTATAGTTTCTGTTAAGTCATCAGTATTACTTATACAGTCAGCAGGAGGAGATTTGTTTGATGTTTCATTAATTATGATTACAATTAATACAATAATTGTGACAATAAGTATTAATATAATCATAATTTCATATTATTTAAAGAATTCAAGTTCATTATATTATATTATATACAGAAAATTTCCTGTAAGTTTCTTAAAGTTACAGTATTTTTTAGAATACATGTTTATTTGTGAGTTTACTAATGATTCTTTAAACCCAGGAGCATACAACTGTACTGCTATTTTATGATTACCATTTTCAAGAAATAAAATTCCAATTATTTTTTTAATTTTGTAAGGTTTATCAAAAGATAATGTTTTTGTATAACCAGGAGCAAAAATATCCCAAGGATCTCCGTCAGCTTTATTTATAAAGTTTCCTAAAACTTCTCCATAATTTTTTATTGAAAATTTAAATTTTGGTGGTCGATTTTCAAATATACAATATAATGGAGTTTGATTATGAATATTAAGAAGTTGATTTAATGTATAAAACATTGTCGTCAATTAATTTTAATATTATTTTAATTAAATCGTGAGCAACAACTTTTCCATATTCTGTATCACTTTTATAATGAATACCAGCAATTTCTCTATTTTTAGCAATTATTTCTGCTTTTTCAAAATATTCTTTATTATTATGTCTATAATATAAATAATACGCCATAAAAAAATGTTGAACTGCATGCCCTGAAGGATAGCTTGGGTGATTAGGAACATCTAATATTGGTTCTATAGACGAGTTACAAAAACTAGGTCTTACTCTATTGTAATAAACTTTCAATCCAATAGTTGTAGGATTTACAATTTCTACATAAATGCGAAAAATAAATTCTTTTTCTTCTTGAGACATATTTAATCCCGCAATTACAGTATTTAAATTATTAGGGTCATCTTCCATATTAATTTCTTGAATAGTGACTATATCTCTTTGTTCTTTTAATGTTATTAAGTCATTTATTTCGTTTAAAGTTTCTTTTGAATTATTTTCATAACAATTTAATTTTGTACATTGATTTAAAATTAAAGGATCCAATTTAACTAATTGAGAACTATATTCTTCTCCCAATTCTTGTGTAGAATTAAACCGAAGTTTTGAATTAGTTTTAATATTATATTTTGAATTTTGTCTTATTCTTTCCAAACAAAATTTTTCTTTATAAAACAATTTATTACTAAAGAAAACAACAAACCCTAGAAACAAAATTAAATACAAAAGGTTCATATTTATTATAATAATATCAAATATAATTAGTTTTGTCTGATGCTTAAAAAATCAATATTTATATTATACATGAATGTAATTCCTGTTGCATTTGAAAAATTTAAAGGTACTTTGGATATAGATACAAACGAAGTTTTTTTTTTCAATAGACGTTTTGATAATATTTTTGAAGCAATGAGTTTTTTTAAAATGATTCAGTCAAGAACAAACGTTTTAATAAAAAAATGTTCAGTATAATACTAACTAAATGCAACTTATTATCAAAACACCTTTTGTTACATCTTACAAAATGGTTAAAAATCAGAAATCTTTGGAAAAAAAAGAAACGAAAAATAAACAAAATGCTATACTGTTGTGCTCACATAGTAATGCATCTATGTATATTTTATATATGAATGGAGGACTATTAAAGAAAAAGTTATGATACTATAAATAAATGTACATACCTTTTGAATTTATTTTATTTGGTGCTTTGACATCAGGAGTATTATTAAAGTCAATATATATCAACTGCTATAAAATTTATTTTAAATATACAAATTTTTACAATTGTTTTAAATATATACAATGGAAGTCTGATATATTATTAATAGATACAAATTGCACAATTTGTATGGAAGATTTTATTGAAAATGAAAAACTTTTATTAATTAAAAATTGTAATCATTCATTTCATAAAAAATGTTTATTAAAATGGATTAAAGATAAAGAATTAAATTCAGTAATTTGTCCAAATTGTGGTCAAATTTGTAATAATGTCTAATGTTTTGTATGATTAATATAATACGATTTACGCTCTTTATTAGTTTCTTGATTTACAAAAATCACATTAGTATCGTCAACAAACTTACACATACTGTTAAATGTTTTTTTACTAACAGGATCTGTAATAACAAATGATACATCCTTTTGTTCTAGGATACATTTATTAGCAGCTTCAATTTGACTTTCCATAGCTTGTTTGTCTTCTTTATCAAATTCTACCATCCAACTCATTAATTTAATAAAAATATATACTTTTAAGTTATTTTAAAAATCCTTGTCTTCTTTTTTTGATTTCAAGATTTTCAAAAACAACTTGTTTATCGTTGATATAGAAACACATTGCTTTAAAATCTTGGTCTGTTTTTTCATTTTTTAAAATGAATGGTACATCTGTTTTTGTTGTAACGCATTCATTTGCTATTACATTTTGCATTTCAAATGCTGGTTTATATATATTATTGTCATATTCAATCATCCAACCCATATTATAATAGTTTTAATTTTTTTACAAAATAGACTTAAAGAACAAATAAGTATATAACATAAGAAACGTATGCCTCCCAAAAAAGGAGTATCAGAAGTATATCAAAAGTATTCGCAGTTGGACCATATTTTATTGCGTAATGACACTTACATCGGTTCTGTTGAGCGTGCTAATGAAAAGCATTGGGTTTTGGATTCAGACAAAACCTCGATGGTTTACAAGGAGATCAGTTTTATTCCAGGACTCTATAAAATTTTTGATGAAATTCTTGTAAATGCAATTGACCAAACGTCTGTAGATCCTCTTATTAATAAAATCGGGGTTAATATCGATAAAGGAAACAACTCAATCTCTATAGTGAATACCGGTAAAGGTATTCCAGTAGTTATTCATGAAAAAGAAAAAGTGTATATTCCGCAGATGATATTTGGAGAACTATTAACAAGTAGTAATTATGATGATTCTGAAAAGAGGACAGTTGGAGGGCGTAATGGGTATGGAGCTAAATTAGCTAATATTTTTAGCACAGAATTTACTATTGATATAGTTGATACAGAAAACAAAAAACGATACATTCAAACTTGGAATAATAATATGCGTGAGAAATCTGAACCAATAATTACATCAAACAATGTAGAACTTGGGTATGCAAAATTTACATTTAAACCTGATTTGAAACGGTTTAATATGACGAGTCTTGAAGATGATATTATTTCTCTATTTGAAAAACGTGTATATGATGCATGTGCATGCACCCCAAACAATATTCAAGTATATTACAACAACTGTCTATTAAACTACAAAAATTTTGAAAAATATATTGATTTATATATTGGTAATAAAATAGAAAATCCACGCGTTTTTGAAGCTACAAAACGGTGGGAGATTTGCATTTGTCATAGTGTTGACTCTTTCAAGCAAGTATCATTTGTTAATGGTATTAACACATCACAAGGAGGAACTCATGTAGAACATATCACAAAACAAATAGTAACAAAAATGAGTGATAAAATGAAAAATTCTGCAATGAAACCAAATTTTATAAAGGATCATATATTCATTTTTGTAAAATCTACATTGGAAAACCCTTGTTTTAGTAGCCAAACAAAAACTGAATGTACTTTAAAGCCGCAAAACTTTGGTTCGAAATTTGAAGTATCTGATGAACTTATAAAGAAAATCTCAAAATTAGGTATTTATGATGATGCATTAGCTTTGGCTAAACACAAAGAGCTTCGAGAATTATCAAAGACAGATGGTAAAAAACGAGGTTCAGTAAAAGGAATCCCAAAGTTGAATGATGCAAACAAGGCTGGAAGTAATAAGTCTAAGGACTGTACATTAATTCTTACTGAGGGAGACTCGGCTTTGGCAACTGCGATTGCTGGGATTGGAGTAGTTGGACGAGATTACTACGGGGCTTTCCCTCTACGGGGCAAGCTACTAAATGTAAGAGAAGCAACTGCTCAGCAACTATTAAATAATGCTGAGATTAACAATCTTAAACAAATTTTAGGGTTGCAACAAAATAAAGAATATAACGATGTATCAGAACTGAGATATGGAAAAATTATGATTCTAACAGATGCGGATGTTGATGGAAGTCATATCAAAGGACTATTAATTAATTTTTTTCATTACTTTTGGCCTTCTTTATTAACTCATAATTTTATTTATGCTATGGTTACTCCTGTATTAAAGCTTACAAAAAGTAACCAATTAATAGAATTTTATAGTCTAACAGATTATAAAAACTGGGCGCAAAATAATTCTACAAATGGATGGAAAATAAAATACTACAAGGGGTTAGGAACAAGTACTTCTAATGAAGCAAAAGATTACTTTAAAAATATGAAGAAAAATCTAATAAATTATACAGATTGTAATGATACGGACAGTTGTATCAAATTAGCCTTCAAAAAGGAACTTGCAGACAACAGAAAATCTTGGATTCAAGAAGGTATTGTAAGAAACGAAACCCTTGATTACAACACAAAATCATTTGGATTTAATGACTTTATTCATAAAGATATGATTTGGTTTAGTATCGCAGATCTCCAAAGGAGTATTCCAAATGCTATAGATGGTATGAAACCATCTCAACGTAAAATTCTTTTTGCTGGACGCAAACGAAAAAATACAGAGATTAAAGTATCACAATTTGGTGCATATGTAGCAACCGAAACAAGCTATCATCACGGAGAAGCGTCACTTACTGGAACAATTGTATCTATGAGTCAAACGTTTGTAGGGTCAAATAACATGAATTTACTTGAACCAATTGGACAATTTGGAACACGATTAATGGGGGGTAAAGATGCAGCAAGTCCAAGGTATATTTTTACTCAATTGTCAAAATGGTCCCATAATTTATTTCACAATCACGACGACCCTCTATTGAAATACTTGGATGACGACGGAAGGTCGATAGAACCTGAATATTATATTCCTGTATTACCCTTAGTTTTAATCAACGGGGCAGAAGGAATTGGAACAGGGTATTCTTCTAACGTTCCATGCTACAACCCAAGAGACATCATTTATAATGTTAAACAAGCAATGGAAAATAAACCAATGAAAGACATGATTCCTTGGTATTCAGGGTTTAAAGGTAAAATTGAGAAAATAAGTGATGGGCATTACATGTCTCATGGAAATTGGACAAAAATCAATAAAAATGTTGTCGAAATTACAGAACTTCCGATTGGAAAATGGACTCAGGATTATAAAGAATTTTTAGATTCTCTTATTGATAAAAAAATCGAATCTTACGAAAATCACTGTACTGAATCAATAGTAAGTTTTAGAATTAGAATGATTCAAGACAAAAAATTCGACTCTAAAGATTTCAAACTTACAAGTAATATTAATACAACTAATATGCATTTATTTAATCATAAAAATACAATATCAAAATACAAAACTCCACAAGAAATTATTTCTGAATTTACACAACTAAGATTAAAATTTTACAAAAAGCGAAAGAAGAATTTACTAGATGTATTAAATAATCAACTACTTATTCTAAAAAATAAAGTTAGATTTATAGATATGGTTATTAAAAAAGATATTGATATTTTTGCAAAGAAAAAACTTGAAGTAGAAACAATTTTACAAGACAACACATTTTCAAAAATTAATGAATCATTTGATTATTTATTGAATATGAAAATTTATACACTGACATCAGAACAAATAGAAGAACTCAATAAACAAAGAGACAATAAAGAAATAGAGTTTTCAGAACTTAATTCAAAAACAGAAATTGATATTATGATAAGCGATATCAATGTTTTCGAATTTTAAAATATTTACAAATACATGTCTATAAATTATTTATTAAAAGTATCAACACCATATATTTCAGGGATTTTATTTATTTTACAAATTATTTCAACTAATATTTTACTTGATAATTATAGTAATTCAACAATATTTTATCAATTAATCTATATTTTTTGTGTTTGTATAGTGTTTGATTATATTATCTATAAACATAGAAATATTTTTCATATAGGTTTAATAGGAACCTTAATTGCTATGAATGAATTATCTTTATATTCAAATATAGTCTCAAATATTCTAAGTGTTACTAAACCAATTATGTTTTTTTGGATAAAAGACAAAATTCATTATGAAATATCTTTCGATATTTTAACAAATACAAAAGATTGTTTGTATTACTTTTCTATTTTAGCAGCTTTTGTAAATTTAGGATTTGTTCTACAATATAAGTTATCTTTGTACAACTATTCAAAGATCATACAATTATTGTCATTTGTTATTCTTTTATCAACTTGTGGAGTCAGGTACATATTTCCTACTTTGGAAGAAACTGAATATACACAAACTATTGTCAAATACAGAAGACATTTCTTTCTAAATTTACATCAAATATTAATTGGGTTTTTGTGGCAATTTTATCAAGTACAAGTTGATTATTCTTCGATTTTTGAGTTTCAAAACATTTTACACGAAATTAATAGCTCACTTTTTTATTGTAGCACATCAATTTTAGCTCTTAGTAATATAATTTTCAAATATGATGCTATTTTTTATTCTTTAATTACTCCAATTATAACTTTATTTATGATATCATTTCAGTTTATTAATTTTTATAAAAAAATATTTAATTTGAGTTTTTTTATTACAGAATTTGGAACTGTTTTCTTTTGCTGTATATTAATGATTAATGATCTTCAAAAAAAATTATTTTATGTAAGATATTCAACATTTTATAAAAGATTGTCATTATCAACAGATTTAGTTGGGTTTTTTGCTGGTAGGTTTTTATTTATGATTTGTTTCAAATATTTTAATATCAAAGTTTTAACAATTGTAGCATTTCTAATTAATGGAATATGGTTGTGTCTTTCCTTACACAATTTAAAATATATTAGAAAAATTCAAAAATATGAAAATTGTGAAATGGCAATATCATTTTCTAATGTTTAAAGAATTTATTATTTTTTAGATTAATGAGTGATACCGAAAGTGTTAACGAAGAACATAAAGTTACTAAGGACCGTTTTAAAAGGGCTGTTGCTGAGTGGATGAAAGTAAATGAATCTTTAGATGAACTAAGAAAACAAGTTTCTGAATTCAATAAAAAGAAGAAAAAGTTAAACGAGGTTATTATATTATTTATGAAATCAAATGAAGCTGAATATTGCAATTTAGGAAATGATGGAGCTATTGAACTAAAGAAACAAAAAACGTATCAAGCATTGAAGAAAGTTCAAGTTGAAGAACTTTTAAAAGAACTTGGAAAAAGCGAAAAAGAATGTAAAGATACTGCTGAATTCTTATTTGCTCATAAAACAATTAAAGAAACAGACATCGTAAAACGTTCAAAATCTGTTTTTGAATAATTCATTAATTATATGAAAGGTTTAGTTGTTGGTGGAGGAGGTTTCATCGGGATGTCTTATTGCGGTGCGGTACAAGAATTGCACAAATTGGGACATCTTCAAGATTGCACTTATTTTTCAGGTTCTTCAATTGGGTCTTTGGTTTGTGTATGTTATTTAATGCTTATATATGAAGAAAATATAGAAGAAACATTTAAAGATGTTATGATAAAACTTTTAGACAATTATACAGAAAAGGATATATCACTAAAATCATTTTTTTTCAATTGGGGAATTTATAAAAGAGACACTTTAAAAGAAGATTTACATACTTTTTTTAAACAATATACTAATAATTACAATCCAACATTTAAAGAATTTTTTATGTTTAATAAAAAAACATTTCTCATTGCAGTTTCAAATATAACAAAGCATCAGTCTCAATATATGAGTCATTTAAATGTACCAGACGTTTTTGTTATTGATGCAATATTGGCTTCAACATGCATACCTTTTATATGTGAAAAGGTAATAATCAATGATGAATTTTTTTGTGATGGATGTGTTTTTGATCAAATTCCTATAAATCCTTTATTAAATTATATCAATAATAATGAAATTATTGCAATACATAATTCGAGTTCAGCGCAAAAAAACTATGATATAAAAGATATTAAAAATTACTTTTTAAATATTTTTTATATTTGTTCAGTAAAGCAAATTTGTCCAAATATATACAATTTAATTAATGTGAATAATAAAAAAGTTCCTTTATTTACATTAGACTTTGAATTTCTTAAAACACATTTGGAATATTCATTTGACTTGGGGAAAACCGCAGTTAATATATGGAATGAAAATTATTTAAAGAAATTATTATAATAAATTTATTATGTTGGAAAATATTCCAAATGACATAATGGAATCAATTATAGATTCTTTACCAATTAGTGATATTCAAAATTTGAGGAAAACAAATAAATGTTTTTTACAAAATACAGAAAAGTACAAAAATAGTCTTTGTAATATAGAAAAATTCGATAATGAAACCAAAAATGCTATATTGAAATTGGATATTGGGTTTTTTATTCCAAAAAGGCTAAATTTATTATACAATGTAAAACACTATTTTTTAATGAAAGAAAACAAAAGTATTGTTAGGTGGATTGATTTCGAACTGTTTAAATTTCATGAAAAAAGAATGAAAGTATTTGAGAAACCAGGATTGACACAAGACCAGTTAATGATATCACAATTTCCATTTAAAAATGCGTTTTATACTATTCAAGCTTTTGCTGGAACTGGAAAAACAACAACTTTGGTTGAAATTGCAAAAAATAACAAAAATAAAAAGATTTTATATCTTGCATTTAATTCAGCATTGGCTGAATCTGCAACTGAGAAATTCAAACAACTATCACATGTTGATGTATTTACAATTCATGCGCTTGCATTAATGAATGTTGGAAAATATGAAATAGACAAAATGAAAGCACAAGTAATTATGGATTATTTGGATTGTGAATATAGAGATTCATGTGTAATTAAAAGAATATTATATAGATATTTGGCAAGTTCAAATAAAAAACCAAATATGAGTCATGTATTATCTGAAATCCCTCATATTATTGATGGTGAATTTTTATTAGAAAATGTAAAAACTGTTTGGAATGCTATGAAATTTCATAAAATACCAATGTGTCATGATGGGTATTTAAAACTTTTTATGCAAAAAAACAAGCAATTAGAATATGATATGATATTTGTTGACGAAGCACAAGATATAAATGCATGTATGACATGTTGTATAAAACAACAAAATACTTGTGTAATCTTTGTAGGAGACCAACATCAGCAAATATATGGATTTAGGCATGTTTATAATATATTTAATGATCCTGAAATTGTAAAAAACTTTTATTTAAAGAATTGTTTTAGATTTGGATATGAATTAAGTTTTCTGACAAATTTATTTTTAAAATATTTTAAACATGAAAAAGTAAATATAATACCAGCAGATAAAGAAACTAAAATAGTTTCATCATTTGAAATTAATGATAAATATACATTAATTTGTAGATCTAATAAAAAAGTTTTATTGAATGCAATGAAAGAATCTGAAAATTTTAAAATAAAACTTCTTGGAAAACAAATAAATTTTTCAAAAGAAAAAATGAAAATAAATGAACTTCATAATTTAAATATAAATGATTACAGTAGTTATTATAAATTAGAATGTTTTGGATCGTTAGCTGAAGCTTGTGTTTACTTTCAATCTATTGGAAAGCAAAGATGGATTCAAAGAATTCAAATTTTTCAAGAATTAGGATACGAAAATTACATAGAAGGATTAATAGCACTAGAAACAAATTATTGTAATGAAAACCCTGATATTATAATATCAACATTACATCAAACAAAGGGATTAGAGTTTGATAATGTTAAACTATGTGACGACTGGAATCTAATTGATTATAGAGTGCAAACAGTGTCTTCTATTGAGACATATAATGTTTTATATGTTGCTTTAACACGTGCAAAACAAAAATTGATACTAAATAGAACATTAGAAAATGTTTTTACTAAACTATTTGATTCAACAAAATTGAAAAAAATGATAGAAACGACGAATGGACAATGTAAAAAGTGTAAAATGTTTAAGAGTGTCAATAAAATACAAGGGTGTTATTCTTATAGTTCAATAAATATAATTGATTTAATTTGTCATGATTGTATAGAACCTTTGTAAAATTCCATTGAATGATGTTTGATTCTACACCCTAAACAATCGTAATTTTGGGGTATTTCTGATTCTTTAATTGTTTTATAATCACAATTTAATAAACCTCTTACATGTTTGAATCTTATTGGTAAAGGTGTAAACGTGATAGGGTCTTTTTTAAATACACATCTGTATGATAATTGAACATTATTGTTAAATAGTTCTGCAAATTCATTATTACCAACTCTTGGACTTCCAAACGTAATACATATAACTGGTAAATCAAATTGAATAGAGAGATCTGTTGCAATAATAGTGGATATAGCTCCAAATAAACTATGACCTGTACAAACTATTTTATTAATTTCATTAGTTTCTAATAAAACTTTCATCAAACATAATAATCTACTTCTTACAGAGTTATATATTTTCATAAAACCTGCATGAACTAATGTATTTTCAAAATATTCAACTTTTGTCCTCCAAATTTGAAAATCTAACGACCAATCTCTATAAGATTCTGACCCAGGACCAGTAATGAATAAAGTAGAGTCTTCTAATATAAAATAAATTATTGTATCAGTATATTTGTCTTCTAGTTTTTCATTATAATTGTTTATTTCATTATAGGTATCATTTGATAGTTTCGCACATTTTTTAATTAATTCTTTATGTTTCTTCATTATAATATGGAAAATAAAAACTTAAGCGATAAGAAAGTTTTATTAATCGCAGGTTCACCTATTTGCTTACAAAAAAAAAGAGACCTTTCAAATTATGATATAATTGTTAAAATGAACGCTTTTCCTTTAGCTGAAGAATATAATGAGTATGTATCAGAACGTTGTGATATTTGGATAACAACAGAATATATTTTATGGGGATTAATGGATCAATTAGAAGAAAGAAGAAAAAAAGTTAATGAAATATATTTCATTAATTCTCCAAGAAATCTTGCAAATATATGTATGAAAGATAGAATACAACTAGAGAATTTTAAAAATTCACATTGCACAAAAATTTATAAATTTAATAATCCATTAAAAATCAATCGTTGCCCCACAATAGGTTTGGTAGCCTTATATTTTTTAATGAGCAAATATTCTGATATTACTATTTTAGGGTTTACGTTTGGCGAAGGAACAAATCATTTTTATGATAATATTAAAAAATCAGAAAATCATGATTTTGTACAAGAAAAATCTATTTTTGAAAATTGTATTAAAGAAAAAAAAATTAAAGTTATCGATTAATTTGTCTTATTAATAAAAATACTTTTGTATTTTGAATAATAAATAATTTAGTTGCACCATCATGCAACCACCCTAAATGTGAATAACAACATTTACATAAAACTTCTTTCGTTTTCACATTCTGAATATTAAATGCGGCATCGTCGTCATATGTTGATATAGTATTTGTAATATGTAAACAACTATCATTACGTGTATCATAAATATGTGTGTTAAGAACATCGGAAACACCTGAGCAATTCCCAAATGTAGTTTCTATATGTTCTACAATGACATCTTTATTTTGAAATAGTTCACTTTTACATAAAAAACAACAGTATGTTACACAATTATTTTCAAATTGATCTATAAATAATCTTCCCATAATTTAATTTTAATTTAATTGTTTAATATTTAATTCGTTGTCTTCATCATCAAATAAATTTGAAACAAAAATAGTTTCATATTGAGCATGCTGATACATTTGCAAACCTTTTTCTGTTTTAAAAACTGTAATAAGGTTGTCAAATTCATCATAGCAATTAATTTTTGAATATAAAGGAATGCTGTTTTCATATTTTTGAACTATTTTTAAAGAAACTAATTTTTCACAAAAGAAAGGTAAAAAAGTTTTTGATAAATGAAAAAATTTAAATAAATAATCAATATTTTCTTTATACCAATCAGTAAAACAATTTGTATTATTCATTGATTCATACAAATTCTTTACTATTTCTGCACTTGTTTCTAATCCTTTTTCAAGTTTTTCTTTAATATTTATGTTTTCTACATTTAAGTTTTTTACTGTTAAATCTTTAACTGACAATAAAGTATATGAACCTTCTCTCATAATATTAAAAATATTTTACATTTTATAAACAATGAACGCTAGTGGAAGTATTCTCATTATCTTCATCATCTTTATACTTTCTTTGGGTTATCAATGTTTAATTATTAAAAATTTATTAAACGAAAATGAAAATTTAAAGCCAATTTATGTTACTTCACAACCAATTGTAGAAAAAGTTCAAGTTCAAGCTCCAACTTTCAACATCCCAACTCAATATATAGAATCTTTTAGACAATTAGGTATTTTGCATACAAATGGGTCTATTCTTCCTTTATTAGGAAGAAAAATACATAGAGGTTCTACTAATTGGAATTATTATACTTTAACTAATGATGCATTGCCTCTAAAAATACCGCTGGTTCATAAAAACAGACAATGTATGGATAACTTTGGTTGTCAAGAACTGTACGACAACGATCAAGTTACTATTCCAGAAATGAATGCAACTTATACAATTCGTTTATATAACAATGACCCTTACTTTTACAATCCAGATATTTTTAATTAATTAAAGAACTTGTATATAATAACAATATGTATGACCAGGATTCTAATAGTTATAAAGGTGGTATTCCAAAACAATACCACTATTTGAAAGAGCATGACTTTAAAGAATGGGAAATCCCACCATGGGATGTTATAATTGACAGAAACAAATGCATTGGAGAAGGTGGGTTTGGTAAAGCATATATAGCAAATTGGAGAGGAACTCAAATTGTTGCAAAAGTTTCTAATCAGTCTTTGTCTGAAGATGATAAAACCCAACTTATTCAGGAGTTTGAACAAATGACAAAATTACATCATCCAAATGTAGTACAATTACTTGGTTATGTTAAAGAACCTTTTATTATATTAATTGAATATTTATCAAATGGTAATCTGGAACAATATATATCTAAAATTAAATTATCAAATCATAAAAAAATCATTATTTGTAATGACATATTAAAGGCGATTGCTTATATGCATAACAGAAAACCTCAGTATTTAATTCATAGAGATATAAAAAGAACAAATATATTGGTAAATACATATGGCAAAGTAAAAATTACAGATTTTGGTTTATCTCGAATGTTATACGAAAAGAATATTGAAAATAAATCACAATCAAATTTAACTTTAGATAATTCTGATCTAACGCAAAATGTTGGAACCTATAGATATATGGCTCCAGAGTTAATTTTAGGAAATAGTTATAAAGAAAAGATTGATATTTGGAGTTGTGGAATTGTATTTTTTGAACTTTTTGAAGAAACAAAGTTTTTTATACAAGATTGGGTAATATATGTTAATTCTATACAAAATAAAAGTTTTAAAATTCCATTTAAGAAAACACCTAAAAATATCCAATTAATTATATCAAATTATATGTTACAAATAGAACCTAATAAAAGAATGTCAGCAAAAGAATTGATTTTTCAATTTCAAGAGGTTTCCGAAATACAACCTAAATGTTTTTGTTAAAAAATTCAGATTCTTGAATATTTTCTTTAATATTTAATAATGTTTTTTGGTAAACATAATAACTGTTTGGTATTGTTTTATCATGTCTTAATATGATAGGGGACCATACTTTTTCTTTTATATATTTACATTCATAAATTTTATTAACTATTATATCTTTTTTTTCTATATTTGTAAATTGAATATTATTTAATGTTTTAGAAATCAAACTATTTTTATTTAAACATAATTTATAATCATTATTGATTATAAAATCAATTGTATTTTCTAATAAAGGTTTCCATTTAAAAAAATGATTATGCGTTCCAAATGTAATTTCATTTTTTTCAGGCATAAATACATAACCATCTGTATCATACCACGTATCTTTAAAAGGTGGTACAATTTGTTTGTATAACAAAAATTCTTTTAAATAAAGAATACAAGAATCTTCATTAGAATGTTTATAATTTTTTATTAAAACTTGCATATGTTTAATTCTTTCTGAAAAACAAAAATTTAAAAGAGATTTTCCAGAAAATTTTAAACAATCAAAACATAAAAAATAAGTTTGATTATTTTTTGTTATCATTTCTCCATCTATTAAAGTGTCTTTAAAACATTCTTTTGGAAATTTAAATTTAACCATAAACATATCAAATTTTCTATCAATAAATAATGCAATATTTTTATCATTAAATGTTAATAAACATAACAAATATCTTTGACCATCTGCTTTTTTAGAAATATAATAATCGTTGGAATAAAGTTCTTTAAAATGTTTTCTTTCTATTGATATTGGTTGCGGACCAAAAAAATATTCATTTCCAATGATTTTCTTTAAATGTATTTTTAAATCATCATTATTAATTTGAAAACATTCTGAATTATAAAACTTCATATATAGAATGTATAATAATAACTTTAAATATTTAAACAAATAATTCGTATTAATTACAATGGAGTGTGTTGATGCAATTCAGTTTGGAGTTATGAATAATGAAGAAATAAAAAAATTGTCTGTTGTTGAAGTATTAGCTCATGAAATTTATGATAAAGGGATACCAAAACCAAATAGTTTAGGGGACCTCAGGATGGGAACTATAGATAGACAATATATATGTCAAACATGTCATCAAAATTCTATCCATTGTCCAGGACATTTTGGTCATATAGAATTAGCAGAACCTGTTTTTCATATTTTATTTATAAAGCAATTGGTAAAAGTTCTTCAATGTATTTGTTTAAATTGTAAACAAATAATTGTTCCAATTGATAAAGTTGTAAATAAAAGTTCGTATATGTTTAAAACAACGCATGAGCTATGTAAAAATAAAAATAAATGTTGTCATTGTGAGGCTACAAAAAATAAGATTATATTAGATAAACATGATATTTATATAGACAATGGACAAAGGATAAAATTAATTGGTTCAACTGTATATGATTATGTAAAAGATTTACCAACGAATACACTGAAAGCTTTGGGATTTACAAAGGAATATAGTCATCCAAAAGATTTTATAATAAAAAATCTGTTAGTTCCTCCTCCTCATGTAAGGCCTTCTGTAATTATGGATGCTTCATTGAAAAGTCAAGATGACTTGACACATAAATTAACTGAAATTATCAAAACCAATAATCAATTTTCAAAAATTGATAAAGACAAAGAAGTTTTTAATACATTATATGAATTATTACAATTTCACGTAACTACATATATTGATAATGGTATTCCTGGAATACCTCAAGCAACACAGAGAACTGGAAGACCGTTAAAAGCAATTTGTCAGAGATTAAAATCAAAAGAAGGACGTGTAAGAGGGAATTTGATGGGAAAACGAGTTAATTTTTCTGCAAGAACAGTAATTACTGCAGAACCGAATATTGATTTAGACCAACTAGGAATCCCTTATAAAATTGCACATAATTTAACATTTCCTGAAACAGTAACAAATTATAACAAATCAATATTACAAGAATATGTTAATAATGGAACTGACCCAGAATTTGGATCAACAGGAGCCAAGTTTGTTATTCAAAATGGTATTTCTAAAGATTTACGTTTTGTAAAGAATATAGAAATTAATATTGGAGATACTGTTGAACGACATTTAAAAGATAATGACCTTGTAATTTTTAATAGACAACCTAGTTTGCATAAAATGTCTATGATGGGTCATAGACTCAAATTAATGAATAATTTAACATTTCGTATGAATTTATCAGCAACTAATCCATACAATGCTGACTTTGATGGTGATGAAATGAATATATTTGTTCCTCAAAATTATCAAACAAAAGCAGAGATTGAGGAACTTATGATGGTATCAAAACATATTGTTTCTCCACAAAGTAATAAACCTGTTATGGGAATTATTCAAGATAGTTTATTAGGATCTCATAAATTAACTTTAAAAAGTACATTTTTAGATAGTGATGTTGTATCAAATATATTATGCAAACTTGATTTACCATTTAGTAGTTTGCCAAAACCAGCAATTTTAAAACCAAAGAAATTATGGACAGGAAAACAATTGCTTCAATTAATTTTACCATCAGAATTTAATTATTATAGAAAAAATGCTTTATATGATGAAAATGACAAAAAATATTTATCAGATGGAGAAGTAATAATAAAAAATGGAATTCATTTATATGGCAATTTATGTAAAAAGTCGTTAGGAACTTCGGAGGGAAGTATAGTTCATATTTTATGGTTAGATTATGGACATATCCAAGCAAAAAGGTTTTTATCAGATTTACAATATATTGTAACAGAATGGCTTATACATACAGGGTTTTCAATTGGTGCAATGGATATTTTTGTAGATAAAAAAACAGATATGCAAGTAAATGAGATTATGAGTACATGCAGGCAAAAGGTAAATGATATTATTAATCTTTCTAAAAATTCAAAATTGTTTGATATTGGTATTTATGAATCACAAATTAATAATAATTTGAATAATGCTATGAGTTTATCTGGAAAGGCTGTAAAAGACAGTATTTCATTAAAAAACAATATCAATAGTACCGTAACTGCTGGGTCAAAGGGTTCTATATTGAATATGGCTCAAATTATGGGATGTGTTGGACAACAAAATGTAAATGGTAAAAGAGTTGAAATGGGTTATACTTATAGAGTATTACCTCATTTTAATGTAAATGATAATGGCCCCCCTGCAAAGGGTTTTGTGAAAAATTCTTATAAAAAGGGATTAGAACCCCATGAGTTTTTTTATCATGCAATGGGGGGACGAGAAGGTATCATTGATACTGCTGTAAAAACTTCAGAAACTGGATATATTCAACGTAGATTGATTAAATCAATGGAAGATATCTCTATTCATTATGATCAAACTGTAAGAAATAGTATTGGAGACATTTTACAATTTTCTTACGGAGACGATGGTTCAAATGCAGTATATTTGTTTTCAGAAACAATCCCATTTATTACAAATTTTTGTAATTTTACCGATTATCAACGTATAACCTTAATGAAACATTATCACGATATTAATATGCAAAAGTCTAAAAAACTTTATAGTCCTATCCATTTATCTAGAATTTTGAATGGATTATCAATTTCTTCAAATGGGTGTAATGATTTTGAACAATGGTTAATAGATTTAATTTCATGGATTTACAATAAAACAACTAAATATAGTTCATTTAAATATATTGAAATTTTATTACTTTCAATTAAAAATATTTATTCAAAGAATGAATTAGATATTATAGAAACAAAAGTCAAACACCAGTTTTTAAGATCAAGAATCATTTATGGAGAAATGGTCGGAACATTAACAGCCCAATCATTAGGAGAACCAGTTACTCAATTAACACTTAATACTTTTCATTCAGCAGGAATTTCAGCTAAAAATGTTACATTAGGAGTTCCACGATTCAAAGAATTAATCAATGTTGCAAAAAATATTAAATCACCTTCAATGAAAATAATTCTAAATGATGAAAGTACTTTACACTCTTTTGCGTCTAATATTGAATATAATACATTAAATATGTATGTATTATCTACTAATATTCAAAATGAAATAATAAATGAACATGTTGATTGGATTTCTAATGGATTATTAAGTTATTGTATCAAATTTACATTAAATACAAATAATATTAATTCAAAAAAAATAGATTTATGTAATATTTGTTTCCTTTTAGATCAAGAATATGAAAATAATATAACATCTATATGCACTCCTGACTGTATATACGTTTATATCCATGAAGATGCTTTATATGATAAAGAGGTTGATATTTCTGAAATCAGAGTTTTCGCAAGTAAACTAAAACATACAAGACTTTATGGCATAAAAGAAATAAAGAGAACATTTATTACAGACAATTTTATAGAAACAGATGGGTCTTGTTTAAGAACAATTTTTAATTATCCTGAAGTAAATTACAAAGAAACAATTTCAAATAATATTATAGAAATAAAAGAACTTCTTGGAATAGAAGCAGCAAGACAAGTATTATATAATGAAATTAAAAACGTTTTAGAATTTGATGGAACATATATTAATAATAGACACTTCTTAACGTTGGTTGATACTATGACTTGTAAAGGAGATATAATGGCTATTACAAGACATGGTATTAATAGAAGTGAAGCAGGACCATTAATGAAATGTTCTTTTGAAGAAACCGTTGATGTTTTATGTGAAGCTGCACAATTTACAGAAAAAGACTTATTAAAAGGTGTAACCGAAAATGTTACTTTAGGTAAATTAGCTCGCATGGGTACTGGCGCATTTGACATTTTCTTTCAAAACTCCTCACAACCTACAAAATCAGAAACTTCAGATAATCAATACATTGATAGTTTTTATGAAGAACTTGATTCTGAAGTTGAAAGTTTTTTCTCCGATAAAATATAATGTATGAATATGAACCAGAATGTTTCAATATGGATCAATGTGATAAATATATGCCTACACCTCTTTTTGAAAAAGGACCTTTAATACAAAACCCCCTATTAGAACCTGAAAAAGAACCTGAAATTCCCACTATTCCCAAAAAATGTAATATTTTTTCTTCAATGGATGTTATTTTTCCATTTGAAAACAAAAATAAAAATTATATGTTATTACTTTTTGTTCTTTTAATAATATTATTTCTGGGTTTTAAAAGAAATTAATTTATTGCATTTCCAATATACATTTGTGAAACATAACTAGAACTTTCAGATTCTCTATAATAAAATTCAAGTGAATCTTTATCTGTATACAATTTCCAAAATTTACCTAATGACAATTTCATGTTATTAATTGTTTTTCTTGTTTTCAAATTTTCTTGGTTAGGTATTATTGTTGTCTGTATATAATTTTTATACATAAATTTCAATTGTTTATCAAAATTGTCTAGTATTGTATTATTTGAAGGGTCTGGATAATAAATAGACCAATCTTTTGATAATACTTTTTCTTTGTTTTGAGTAAAATCTTCAACATTATATCTTTGTTCTCCAGTTTTAGGCACAATATTAGCAATTGTTAATGAATTTTTCGTGAAATTCAAAGTTTCATCTACAATTTCTATTTTCCAATTATGATCTAAATCAATACTTATATTATTATCTTCATGCTGTGTAGTAGTATAAACTAGTGGATCTTCATACCCTGGTTTTTTAACAGCGTAATACAGTGTTGTTAAAGCGTCTAATGTTGTTGGTCTTGAAAGTCCATCCCACTTTGAAGGAAGATTAGACCCATATGTAAAAACTAAATGTTCTCTTCCTTTTATTTTATTCATTGGAATCATTCCAACACTTAATTGTAATATTGTAAGAGCATCTAATGAAGTAATTGACCCATATGAAGATACTACATCACCTCTATACATAGATTGAGTACTATTTAGTTTTTTAGTAATTGGGTTTTTAGTATTTTGTTTCTTTAGTTTTTTAGTAATTGTTTTAGAAATAGGTATTGAATCTGAATTTCCTAAAATCCAATCTACTCCATACGAATTTATTCTCTGAACCACATTCAAGTAATATTTATTTTTAATCTTTTTTAATAAAGGAATCCCATCTATATAAAGTAATGAAGAATCTGCACTATATATATCTATATCCGAAAACATTCCTTCCATCTATATAATCACTTTTTATTTTATTTAAAAGTAGTTTTGTATTTTTTACCACTCGAATCAGCAACTATTACAGATTCAAGATTTACTTTATCCAAATCTACCGATTTATATTGCATTTTAAATTTAAATTCACTTCCAAATGTTTCAATAGGTATTCCATTCATTGATATCAACCCAACAGCATTTGGTCCAACCGCATCCATCACATTCACCCATACATTTAATTCATTTGTATAATCTTTTACAATTGATACTAATTCTATATCTTCATTAAAATTTAATTGTATTGCAGATATCAATCCATCCCCATTTATTAATGTATCAGGGCTAAATAATACCTCGATTTGTTTAGAACCTGTATTTTGTTTCAATAAAGTAAATGTTGTAGTTTCTGTAGAAATTGATGGTATTTTTCCAAATACAAAATTTTGTATCTGTATAGGAACTTCACTTTGTGATTTAAATGTTCCTTCAAATGAAAATGGAGGTTTTTTGGTTTCACTTAAGAATTCACCTAATTCAGATAACTTATAATTAGTTGCAGATTCTCCATCACTATTTAAAGGATCAGGTTCCATAATAATCATAAAATCTAAATTACCATTTGTTTTATCAATTTCACACGTTTGATTATCAGATATAGTAAATTCTACTTCTAATTTCGTTTGTATATAAGACCCATTTAATACATTAGGTATAATAATATTATCAATTTTCAAATTATTTGTTTGGAAACTAGTATTATGTTGTCCTAATCCAATGTATGAATTTTCATGTATAAACCCATAACATTTTCCATCTTTTTCAAAAATGAAAGCAAGTTCTCCATTATTTATATATACATATGTATTACTTATTTCAAATTCAAATGGATTTGTAAATGTTATTTCAAAAAATCCAGCAGGTGATATTATTTCATTTTCCATATTATATATTTTATTTAAAGTTAATTTAGAATTTTCTTTTACATTTATCATATATGACCCACCAGGTTTCATTGTTGATAACGTCCCAATAAACGAATCAGCACTTGTATTGTAAATAGACGCACCATGTTCTTTTGTATAAACACTATTTAGTGTTTTTTCATCATTTGAATTCACAACCTGATTTCCTCCAAGAACTTCAGAAATTGGTTTTTCACTTCCAATTGGATATCCAACCCAATTATATCCTTTTTTTAATGATATATTTGTAGGCGTTCCAATTGGATTACCATCAATTTCTAATAACACAGTTTCTTCTATTTCAACTGAATAAAAAGTAGATGTTATAAAGTTTGCTTCAGCAAAATTAGTAGTTCCATATTTTGGAAGGTCTGGATCATTTGCAGGAATTGTTGAACTTAACCATTTATCACCAGACTTGATCGCAATATATTTCTGATTTCTAAATCCTTTTATTTTATTTAGATTTTCACCAAATATTGTTTCTTTTACTGGATTGTTTATATTAATATTCATAGAAAACTCATTATTACTTGATGTAAGTTCTATTCTCATTCTTCCCAATTTAAATTTAAATGCATCATCATATTCAGTACTATAAATACCACCTTCTATTATCGATCCTACAGGTAATACATCTGATAATTCATAAATACAATTACCTTGTAATAACACTTCATCATTTATAACATAATTTTTTGATTTGTATAATTTAAATTTTATAGTTTCATTATGATTTAATTCATCTATACATATAACAGTTTTACAAACATCATCCACTACTACATTTGTAACCCCTCTTAATTCCTCATTTCCAGATGCATCCTTTACAAATGCTGCAATTAAATCTTCATCTTCGATTATATTTGTTTCATTCATAAATACTTTAGAATAAAATGAAACTTGATTTGAAAATTTACCTGTATCAAATTCAAACCATTTATCTTTTACATTTTCAATGTATGAAATTTTGTTTTCAAAACTTATTATCTCTGTTCCTTCTATATTTCCTTCTATATTCCCTTCTAATGTATTTTGTTTAGTCTTATATATTATAGGTGTTTCAATACTTTTTACCTTTTTCATTCTTGAATATATATCGTATTGTTCAGTAATTTCAAAATTCCACTTTTTATTTTCTTCATTTTTAAATTTCATATGGAAAAATCCATTTTCTTCTTTATAAATAGAATCATAAGGAGATGTATTTAATTCATTATTAATATATCCATTTATCACAACATCATTTAAATATGTTTCATTTGTATCTCTTATTACTCTATCATCTGTTAAATATTCTATTAATTCATACCCTTTGTTATCTCTTACAAATATAAACAACAAATCGTTATATAAAATTTTATCATTTTCACTGTAATATTCAAATCCATAAAATTGAATAGCAAAATATGAACCATCTGTTATAAACGATTCCGAAATTTGATAATAATTTTCATCACCTACAGTTACTGATTTACCCTTTACATTTGCTATATTATTCAAAAACCCTTCATCCTGTTTTTCTTTAACAGCAACTATTATTTTATCATTTGGATTTATATCTGTTTGGTTTAATTTCGCAAATATTATTGGTAAAGGATATTTATTCCCTATATTTATATATAAATCATCTCTGTAAAACATTTCAGGACTTGTGTTCGCACTTGATGTCATTGTTGGGCTTGTGTACGCACTTGATGTCATTGTAGGACTTGTGTACGCACTTGATGTCATTGTAGGACTTGTGTACGAACTTGAAGTCATTGTGGGGCTTGCGTACGCACTTGATGTCATTGTGGGGCTTGCGTACGAACTTGATGTCATTGTGGGGCTTGCGTACGAACTTGATGTCATTGTGGGGCTTGCGTACACTGTTGGAGACATTGATGGCGTTGGAATATTTCTTTCTTCAATTATGACAGTTTCAATGTCAACATTTGGAGCCTCATAAGGAGTGCCTCCTGTATAGAAATTATCTTCGCCTCCACTGTCGGTAACGGCATCTGAAAATGATTCATCAATAGCATTAATTATATAACTTTTAATATTTACTTTTTGAACATTTTTAATAACGTCAGGATCAACAGTTTGAACTTGTGTTGTTAGAAATATAGATACTGGTGGACTTTTAGAAATATAGTCGCCTTCAATATTTCCCGCAACATTTCCAGATACATTAAAAAACCTTTTTGAAAATGGTATTATAAAATCATCGTTAGTCAATGAATCTACATTAATAGTTCCATTAATTCCGTCAATACTAATTGGGGTTCCCTCATATAAAATATTATTGTCTGAGTCTTTTATTTTAGATACTGAAATACCATTTTGGTATCCAACTATACCATTTGATAGACCATTTAAATATCCTCTTATTAATTCTTTCATATAGACTGTAAAATCATCTTCCTGATTTGGTATATTCATATTATCAACTTCAATTGTAAAAACAACATTATTTACATCTGAATTTACAGTTTGGGCAGAAGTTGTTTTTAGATATTCTTCAATAATTTCAGGATTTATTTTCCATTCATAAATCTTCTTTGCAGAATTAAATTGTTTTACTAACAGACTTGTTCTTGAATTTCCAGATGCAATTATAAAAGCTTCTGTACCATTTGGTACCAATTCTATATTACTGAATCTTGCATCTGTTGTTAAATATTTTGTCGGACCAGTATATTTCATTTATATTAATTTACATTTTAATTAAGTCTTCTATATAATTCCACATATCGTTCATGAAGATTCATATCATTTTGAGTCTGTCTTTGAAGTCTATATTGTTCCAATCTTTCTTTTTCTTCTGCTTTTTTCCTGTAATATTCTTTTTCTTCTTCATTAAATATTAAATTCTGAGAACTTCTTTGATTTCTTATATCATTAACATCTCTGTATCTGTGTGAAGTATCTGCTAACTGTGGTCTCTCGCAATAAGCTTCCATTATATCAGTTCCATTTCTACATGAAAAATCTGTTTCTTTACCTTTACCTAATTCATAACAACTGTCAAATATATTTGATGAGTTTAAAGCCTCTGGTTCTTTATACATAACAAGCTCTTGTTTTGGTATTTTTAATTTGTTTTTTAAAAGTTCAGAAATATCTTCTTGATAATTTAAACTTTGAGTCATTTTACTTCCATACCCACTGTTCATATAATTTTCTTCTTGTATTTTATTTTTTTCAAAATATTTATTAAATTTTTCATTTGTAAAATTTTTTATTTTATGAGGTTCAGGTATATCTTCCATATCATTTCTATATTTCACTTCCTCTGTAGGTAAATTTTTATACTTTTTTTCATGATTTCGAGTTTCTTGTAAATGATTAAATGCTTCATGAACTAACATAAAGTATTTAGCATTCCCCATTTTATCAGGATGAGTTTGGTTTAACATATGTTTATAAGCCTTTTTGATTGTTTTCCAATCACTATTACTTGGAATTCCCAAAACGTCATAAGGATCTAAATTCATTTACATTACAATTTTATTTTTTCTTTTCTAATTTTCCACTTTTATTTTCAACTTTTATTTTTTCTAATTTTATTTTTTCTTTTATTTTCAACTTTTATTTTTTCTAATTTTATTTTCAACTTTTATTTTCCACTTTTATTTTTTCTTTTCTAATTTTCCACTTTTATACATATCATAAATTTTCTTCATTTCTTCAATTTCTTTTTCTTTTTGTTCTTTTTCTTTCAGTTGCATCTCTTTTGTTTTAGCATAAACAACTAATGTTGGATCTGTTTTGATTTGCATACTCCATGTATGTTTATTCATAACATTAATTAAAACCATATAATCAGGATACCTATTGATTTTTACAACCCCTCCTCCTCTAAATTCATTATTTGTTATATATCTTAATTTATCACCAGATTGAATTTTAGATAGATCTTTTCTACATATTTCTTTATATCCATCTAATTTACTTTTTATATCTTTACTTGAAAATTGATTTTGACTTTTCATTAAAATAATCCCGATATTTATTCTTTAACTGCTTTAAAATATTTTTTATCTAGTTCAGAACTATTTAAATTAACTTTTTCCATATTTTCCATATAAGTATCATTAGTTTCATTAAAAAACTTTACAAAATCAACAACATAATCACTTTTATCGTTCATAGGAACTGACACTTGAATATTATAACGATTCACTGTTGCATTTGATTTGTTCATTATCATTAGATCACCCTTAATTTTAGATCCTGATGACTTAATATCGTTTACTTTGATGATATAATATGACCCAAAACTTTCTTTTTGTAAATATTCCAAAACGACATTAAATGATTTTTGTAAAGAATTATTCTCAATATGATTTTTACTTCCTATAAACGTTTCACTTTTTTCTCTATAACATATTAAACATCCTATTAAAAATATTACAAACAAAATAATTACAATACATCTTTTCATATATTATTATGAATAAATACTTTTCATTTCATTAATATTTTTAATAATGTCTATTACTTTGCGTTTTATAAATTCATGGCTTATATTTCCATTTAAAACAAATATATGATTTGTTCCAATAAAATGTTTTTCATATTCTTCATGCAAACTTGATAAATAATTTATATCAATTGTTTTTTCAGATTCACGATTTCGTTGTTTTATTCTTTCAAAACAAATATATGGATTTGTTTTAATATAAATAAAAACATTTGGTTTTATTCCATTTAATTTATAAAACATTTCCATAATTTTAAATTCTTCATCGTTTAAAAATTCTTTATTTTTTAATATTGTTCCGAATATATTAAAACTTTCATATTGACTTCTTTCAGTTATAATAATATCACTTTTATGTTCTTTAATCATATTTGAATATAATCCTAGTAACTTCATTTGAAGAGTGAATGACCATCTTTTCATATCAGTATAAAAATAGTCAAGAAGACCATTTATTTCATTTAAAGGTTCATATTGTACATTAATTTCTGGAAATTCTTTTTTTATTGCAGAAATTAGTGTGCTTTTACCACTTCCGATATTACCACAAATACTAATATACATAATAAAGTTATGACTTTTTTTTTTAAGTTAATATTGACCAACTTCCTTTTATTTGGTTGACTGATTGTGAGATATCTACAACATAATTTAATAAATAACTTTTTCCAGAATAAGTTTGTGGAATAGTTGTTGTTTTCCAATTTGTAGGAAATACATATCGAATTTGTGTTCCATTTATCCAGTTTATTAATATAAAACCATATCTATTTGAAGAAAGTATACCAGAGCTATTTAATTTAAATATACCAGTTATATTTACATTAAGAATGTAATTTCTATATCCAGTTCCTAATGTATACTGAACTATATTTATATCACCATCCGCATCAGTTACATTATACTCTAGTGTATTTTCTGAAGTGGTATCAGTGAACTCAAATGTTCCATCTGTTTTGTAAAGTAATGTACTATCATTTTGTGGATTACTTGTTGGAACACCCAAAAATTCTTTAAAAAGTGTATTACTAGTATTACCAGAGTTTATATTATAAATTTTATTCATAAAATTTATGTAAATTATAGAACCAACGATAACATATGTAGCAATCCATTTACCTTGAGGAAAGGTCCACCCAGTATCACCTAATCCTGATATTATAATGTTAGAATCTGAATTGTGTTCTTTTATCAAACACCCATTAACATTTTGTATATTAAAAAATATTTCTCCTGTTTTATAATAATCTATACTTGATGTATTAGATTTTAAATTAATAATTGAATTACTAGTACTAATCTCAAAAACAGAAACAGCCTCTGTAAAGTTAATTATGAAAGTATTAACTTCTGAACTATCTTCTGTAATTTTTAATTTTGTATTATTAATAATTTTACCTCCGATATTCAAACTTCCATCAACTATAATATTATTTTTCACTTCTATATCTGTAAACTTAACATCATACCCAAATGGTTCATTTTTTACAACCTTTTTCCCTGAACTATATGACTGAGAAGACCCACTTGATTTAAAATGAATGGTTTGAATACTTACATTTTTGTTCATTATATGTTCTTTTTCATTTGTTAGTAAATACTCATTAATTCCAAGACCTTTTAATTTTAATAATTTGTCAACTCTATTCATTTTGGAAGTATCAATTCCTTTTAAATTGAGTACTTTATTCAACTCCAAATGATTCATATCAGTTATATTTTTAATCATATAGTATTTAATAAATTAATTATAATTTTAATGAGATAAAGTTGGTGTGTTATGGGATAAAGTTGGTGTGTTATGGGATAAAGTTGGTGTGTTATGAGGAGATAAAGTTGGTGTGTTATGAGATAAAGTTGGTGTGTTATGGGTTAAAGTTGGTGTGTTATGAGGAGATAAAGATGGTGTGTTATGGGTTAAAGTTGGTGTGTTATGAGGAGATAAAGATGGTGTGTTATGGGTTAAAGATGGTGTGTTATGGGTTAAAGTTGGTGTGTTATGGGTTAAAGATGGTGTAGTTGGAACGTATTTGTATTCATATACTTTATGATTTTCATATTCAAAAACAAAAGATTCATTGTTTTTATTGTAAGAAAGAAAATACAATTTTTCATTACTATATGAAATACATTTGGAATCGTAATCGGATCCCATAAAAAATCTATTTTTATAATTTATAACACAACTTTCAGTAATTGTGTAAATAAAAACAATATTTTTAGTTGTATCTAAAATAAATAAAAATGAACAATCTTCAGTGACAGTTATAGAATGTTTATTATCTATATGATTTTTTGAAATAGCAATTATATTTTTATCATGCCAATCATTTACATTGTAAAAGTATATTTTTGAATTAGTACTAATTATTAAAATTTGTTTTCCATTATTTTCAGTATAAGCAATACTTTCTGACATAAGTATTCGTAGTTTTACAGAACTTTCAATTACGGAGGTAATGTCCCATGGAATGTCTAAGACATATTTTAAAATAAAATTTGCATTATTTAAAATAAAAAGTTCGGTTCCGTTAAAATTAAATGTGAATGATGAAATATTTCGTTCAAATACTTTAAATTGTGTTTCTGATTGATATAATTTATTTTCTTTAGAAAAAAACAAATTGTTATTTAAATACTGCATTTTTGGTACTTTGTTATCAATAACAAAAAAGTTTTTTGTGTACACAAATGAATATTTATTCATATAATATAAATTAATTTTTACAATGAATAAATACGATTGGTGTAATGGTCTACTTCAGTTGTTGTATGGGGTTCTGTTCGCGTCGCGCATTTCAAGACCCCCCTATAAAAACCACTCTTCCTCATTATCAAGACCATTTGTTACGCGAATAGAATACAATATAAACATTGCAGACCCACTACTACGTAAATGTCATTGTGAAAGAATATCTAAGATAAGTAGCATCACTTCCTCCATTTGCGGATACAATAAAATCATAAGTATCTCCGGCTGATGCAAAATCAAATTCCCATGTAGCATAGTTATCAAATTTTCTCGCAGAGTTCATAAAATGAGTTTTACAACACTGTGTATTATTATCCGCAAATGACGACAAACCACTTTGATTTGTACTTGAATCTATGATATTTGTACATGAAACGTTAGATACTAATGTCCCAGTTACAATATTACCAGAACTATCTTTTATTTGTAATTGATATCTTCCATGATGATTCCATCGTGAAAAATTACCTGTATTACAATCAAAATCACTCATTTCAAATGTAACACTAAAGTTACCCGAAGGAAGTGTCAGAGGAAATGTTGTTGCTGATGAAGAATGATTTGGAGTATCTGCTGTATAATTATCTACTTCAGTTATAGTGTATGTCGTAGTCCCTCCGTAATCGGTATATAAATTAGATACTTGATCATCTGTTAATACTTCAGCCCATTGTTTAATTTCTTGGATTTTGTATAAACCGTTTGGTGTAGTTAAATCTCTTGAGAACCCATACTGTATTCGTGCTGCATCATTGACTGCCCAAGGGAAAATTGGTATATCACTGGAATTTGATAACGTATGTGTTATTTCAAGAACACCATTTAGATATGCTTTATATGTTAATCTATCACTGCTTCTTGTTAATACTAATAAATTCCATTGTTGGTCATTTAATGTATTAGTAGAAGTTCCTAATGTTGTTCTATTAGAATTATTTCTATTAGCATAAGACTGGAATCTCATAACAACAGTATCATTTGCATTAAATGCTAAATATATATTATTATGATTATTTGTAGATCCAAACTGAATAATTCTATCATCAATACCTGAATATTCATTTGTGGTATCACCAACCGCATTAATGTTTTTACACATAATTGATATAGAGTAAGATGGTGTACCTGTTGCTGATGACCACGGATTTCCTTGACCATCATTAGTTATAATATAACCATATTGTGTCATTTTAAGGATATTACCAGTCGACCCGTCAAGTAAAGTGTCTGTTTCAACAACTGAATTATTAAAAGATATCGAAGAAGTTGCTTTGTTTGCAGTATCTGTTCTTTCTTCGAACGTTCCATTTGAAGCATTTATAGAATAATGAGCAGTTGGAACTGAGTTATCAGGTGTTGGTGTTGGTGTAGAAGCATAACTTCCTGAAGAATAATAATTATATACTATTACAACCAAACCATTACCTGCCCTTGCACCTATTGTTGTATTTGCTTGTGTAGGCACACCTACACCTGATACATAATGACCGTCACCATCACTACCTGTACCTGGAGGATTATTTGCAGAACCTGATAGATTTGTACCTGATGTTGATGCATTTGATACAGTATGTGTACTATCACCACCAATATAACCAGAACCTCCTGCCCCAGAACCACCATTTCTTGCAGTACTGTTATTATTTTGCCAATCAGTACCACCACACCCACCGTAATACCCACCACCACCACCAGCAGCATTCATACCACCACCACCACCTGAAGTTGCCCAAATACTTCCCCAAGCCTCATTTGGCCAACCACTTTCACCTGCTTGTCTATCGTTACCACCTCCTATACCTCCACGGAAATATGAACCACTAGTACCATGTGTGGCATTGTTTGAGTTTAGTCTAGGTCCAGGCCAGACACCCCCAGCAAATTGAGTACCAGGTTTGTGTGCAGTAAAAATAGCCCCACCACTCGAACCACCACCACTAGCACCATGACCATTTGTAGATTGATTACCACCACCCGCACCAGCTCCTGCCATGATAATTGATCCACCGTGTGTAGATGCAATGTCAATAGTACTCCACTCAGATGTAATACCAGAAACACCACCACCAGCACCATTATGTCTTTGTGAACCTGATGCTGCTCTTGTTTTACCACCTTGTCCAACAATAACATATAAAGTTTCACCTCCAGTTACAGTAATATCACCTTTAGAAAATCCACCAGCACCACCTCTGCCATGTATTCCTCCGCCACCAGCAGCACCCCATACATATGCACGAATTGTACCTGTTGTGTTTTGTGGAACAAGAAATTCTTGATAGTCTCCAGTATATGAAAATACTTCAGTATTTGAAAGTATAACAACCGGTACACTTGGACTTGTAGTCATACTTGGGGTTGTTGTCATAGTTGTTGTGATAGTTTCTGTAGGCTCTGGACTTGTAGTCATACTTGGGGTTGTTGTCATAGTTGTTGTGATAGTTTCTGTAGGCACTGGACTATTTGTTGTAGTTATTGTTGTTGTCATAGTTTCAGTAGGAACTGGACTTTGTGTTGTAGTTATTGTTGTTGTGATAGTTTCAGTAGGAACTGGACTATTTGTTGTTGTCATAGTTGTTGTGATAGTTTCTGTAGGCACTGGACTTGTAGTCATACTTGGGGTTGAAGTAGGTAGTGTATCAAATGTTTCAATATATGTAACATTCATTGAAGAATTTGTAAAAAATGTATTTTTATTCTGTAATTTTGTTAAAATTGAACTCGAACTTGTTTGTAAAGTTGTTTTAAAAGTATTTACCAAATTTGGAGAACTTGAATCATAAGAAACATTAAAAGTTATTATTACAGACCCACTTTCTATAGATGTTATTGTTACAGTTCCACCAGTTTCTTCTTCAATAATTGATATAAAGTCACTTTGAACACTTGCAGAAAAATCATTTATAGAACCAGAAAATTCTAAAGTTACCATTAAATGATCTAAATTTATTGGACTATTTGTTGTAGTTATTGACGATGATATAGTTTCAGATGGTACTGGACTTTTTGTTATTGTATATGTCATAGTTTCGGTCGGTACTGGGAAATCAGATAAATGTGCTATTTGTAAATCACTTAACACGTCACTCCATTGTTTAATTTCTTGTATGTAATAAGTAGCGGCAGGGGTTGAAAAATCCCTTGAATACTGCATCAATATTCTTGCTGTTGAAGATATTGATGGAACTTCATCAGTATCACTAAATGTATATGTAATTTCCAAATTACCATTTAAATATACTTTGTAAGTTAATCTATCACTACTTCTTGTTACTAATATAATATTATACTCGTCTTCATTAAAAGAATTTGTTCCTGTAGCAAGTAGATTCCCTCCAGAGTAACCATTTTTGTGATATAAAGTTAATCTATAGTTACTATCCATACATAATTTTAACCACCAACCCGAATACCAATTACTGCTAAGTGACATAATAGGTGTATTACTACCTTGATATCTTGATCCTAAACTCTCTACATTTTTTAATATTATCATAAAAGAATATGAAGGTATATCATTAGAATCATTATCATTCACAACTATATATCCTTGCCATGGTTGACTATGAGTATTTGTGAATTTTGTAACATTTCCCGTTGTTCCATCTATTAAAGTATCAGAGACGACTGACACATTAATACTGCCACTATTAGAAGAGAAACTCGTATTTTTCCCTGCCGTGTTAACCTTTTCGCCTATTGTTCCATTAAAACAATTAAAAGTGTAATGTGGATTTGGAACTGAAATTGGTATATTTGTGTTTGTAATAGTTTCGGTAGGAACTGGACTTTGTGTTGTAGTTATTGACATAGTTTCAGTAGGTACCGGACTTTGTGTTGTAGTTATTGTCGATGATATAGTTTCAGTAGGTACTGGACTATTTGTTGTAGTTATTGTTGTTGTCATAGTTTCAGTAGGAACTGGACTTTGTGTTGTAGTTATTGTTGTTGTGATAGTTTCAGTAGGAACTGGACTATTTGTTGTTGTCATAGTTTCAGTAGGAACTGGACTTTGTGTTGTAGTTATTGTCGCTGACATAGTTTCAGTAGGTACTGGACTATTTGTGGTAGTTATTGTTGTTGTCATAGTTTCAGTAGGTACTGGACTTTGTGTTATTGTTGTTGTCATAGTTTCAGTAGGAACAGGACTTTGTGTTATTGTTGCTGTCATAGTTTCAGTAGGAACTGGACTATTTGTAGTTGTTATTGTTGTTGTCAAAGTTTCAGTAGGTACCGGAAGTTGTGACATTGTAAAAGTCATAGTTTCAGTGGGTACTGGACTATTTGTTGTAGTTGTACTTTCAGTTGTAGTTGTTGTCATAGTTTCAGTTGGTACCGGACTTTGTGTTGTAGTTATTGTCGCTGACATAGTTTCAGTAGGTACTGGACTATTTGTTGTAGTTATTGTTGCTGACATAGTTTCAGTTGGTACCGGACTTTGTGTAGTAGTATATGTTTTACTTTGTGTTATTGTGTATGACATAGTTTCGGTAGGTACTGGACTTTGTGTATTAGTTGTTGACATAGTTTCAGTAGGAACAGGACTTTGTGTTGTAGTTATTGTAGCTGACATAGTCTCAGTAGGAACAGGACTTTGTGTTGTAGTTATTGTTGTTGTCATAGTTTCAGTAGGAACTGGACTTTGTGTGGATGTTGTTGAAATAGTCTCAGTAGGAACTGGACTTTGTGTATTAGTTGTTGAAATAGTTTCAGTAGGAACTGGACTTTGTGTTGATGTTGTTGAAATAGTTTCAGTAGGAACCGGACTTTGTGTGGATGTTGTTGAAATAGTTTCAGTAGGTACAGGACTTTGTGTGGATGTTGTTGAAATAGTTTCAGTAGGTACTGGACTGGGTGTCATAGTTTCAGTAGGAACTGGACTGGGTGACATAGTTGGAGTTGGATAATATGTTAAACCAAGAGGTTCATCAATTATTTCTATTTTAAAAGTATTGTTGAAATAATTAAAAATACCAAAATAATCGTTATTTGAAAGTAAGTCTTTTTCAAATGTATTTGTTTTTAATTTTAACGTTTGGTTGTTATTGATATTATTAAAAATCAACTGACCTGTTCTAGATTCTGTGCTCTGTATTCCAGATGAAACTTGTAATGTTAAAGTTGTAACCCCATTTTCAATATTTAAAATTTGGTTTTTAAAATTTAAATTCATTGATACACTCACATCTGGATTATTTAAAAAAAGAATATCGTAATACTTGGAACTACTAAGGTATGAAACATCAGCAAATTCTATGACAGAAAATCCCACTTCTTGTTCTGTATGAGTAGATGTTCTAAATTCTTTATTATTGATATTAGAAATAATATGAGAATCAGGACAAATATAAAAAATTAAACAAAATTGGTTTGGATCTGATGAATTTATGTCATATACAGTATATTCTTCTTCTTTTGATTCAAATTTCAATAAAAATTTAAAATCACATGACTCACTTTTATTTTTAAAAATCAAAAATGAATTATATCGGTAAACTTTTTCATGAGCTTTTATGTTTAAAGTTACTGTTCTTTCTGATTCTGTATTATTATTGCATTCAATATAAATTGGATTTTCACTTAATGTAATATTTTCTTCATGGGTATCATCAAATGTATATTTTATAATTACATTTTCTAATTCCCGTTCTTGAACTGTGATTTTACCTTCATCACATTTTAAATCATTTGAAACTTCTGTATATGAAAATTTTCCATCATAATATATTGTTGAATCTTTTAATCCAATTGTTTTCTTATTTATACTTTCCATATAATTTGTATTTAAATTATTATTGATATACTCCGAACTTCTCTAAAGGACACCCATAATAATTAAAGGTTCCAATATGTGTTAAATTGATTGATAAATCAACAAAAATAGGTATATTTAATTCTTGCAGTTTTCTACAAAATCCAAAATCTTCACTTAAATATCTTTCTTCAAAAATTCCTATTTGAAAAAAATCATAAAAAAATCCATTATATTCATAACTTTTATATGAATTTATATCATTTTTATATTTTATGTTTGAAAATGTATTCAACATTATATGAAAAACTTCTTTCTTTATTAACATAAACCCTGTTGGTGCATCTAACACTTCAACTAAATTGTTTTTTGGAGCATTCAAAAAATTAAGAGCGTAATTGACACTTTTAGAAATTAAGTCTTCTATCTTATTTGAATTTTTAATATTATTTTTCAATATTTGGAAATCTAATTGTTTTTTAGGGTATGTACCTGATATCACCTTTTTATCATTTGCTATCATTTTCAAAACATCAGTTGGATCAAAAATTATATCAGCGTCAATAAAAAGTAAATGGCTACAATTTGAATTTAAAAATTTCATAGCAGTTACATTTCTTGCTCTAGGTATAAGACTTTCAACTGTAATTGAAAAGAATTCAAATTCAATATTATTATTTTTTAACAATAAAACTAAATTTAAACATTGTTCCATACATTTCATATATACAGTTCCTTGATAACATGGAATTGAAATTAAAATTTTTGTTTTATTTGTCATTATTTAAAGATTTTATTTATAATTTAATTTATGACGTGTGAAAAATGCCAATTATTACAATTAGAAAACGAACGTCTTCATACTTATATAAATATGTTGCTACATAAAGTATGCTCAACAACACAACTAAGTTTAAACTCTGAAAATGTAATTTCTCCTCTTAAACCATTAGTTATTGAAAATTTAAAAAAAATTAGTGATCAAAAAATTATTAATATGTTTGAAATAAATCCACCAAATATGGAATTGTTTCAATTTTTAGTAGAAACTGCTATGCTTGATAATTCACGCTTTCTTATTCATACCCAAAAGAAAACCTTCAAATACAGAGAACCAATATCAAATTCAATGTGTTTAATTGGATTAACTGATTTATTGTCTTTGATCCTCGATATTATTTATGAAGTTTGTTTTCCAATTATAGATTCTGAAAATAAAAAAATTGATCTAAATTTCTCATCCTATGATTACGATATGAAAAATTCTATTTGTACAAAAGAAAATAATAGAACAGAGAATCTTTTAAGTTTAAAAAATGAAAAAACAGTTTTAAAAATTTCAAAATTCTTTTCTGCGTTTTTGAAATAAAAAAGTTTAAATTTTTATAATATGGAATCAATTGCTTTAGAATATTTAAGAGTTGATAAAGAAATTAAACATTTTAATGAACAGTTGAAGAAATTAAGAGAAGAAAAAATTGAAATTTCTTCAAAATTAATAGAACTTATGAGTCAAAAAGATAGTTGTGTTATTAAATTACCAGAAAATGAAGGCTTTATTTGTTTAAAAAACTCTTGTTCTTTTGAATCTATCAACAAAACTTATTTAAACGAAAGTTTACAAGATTTCTTTGAAAAACAGAAAAATATTAAAGAAAAAACTAATCCAGATACAATAACTCAACACATTTTAGAAAATAGAGAAAAAAAAGAAAAACAGGTTGTTAAACTTTTAAAACGTTTGTCTTAAACGGTTCTTCTAATCTGGTTTCAACAGTTGAAGTTTCTTTATATTTCAAAATAAACATAACTATTATTGAAACAACAACTGCTATTTGTATAGACTGCATATAGTTTGGTTCAAGTTGTTTTTGCTTTCTAAAGACGTTATAAGCAATATAACAAGAAAATAAAACAGTAATGAAAATCATAAAATCTTTTTTTGAAATATCTTTCAGGTTCATTATTTTTAACAATAAAAAAAATTAACTAAATTTAACGGTAATATTTACTTTGTGCATTTTAGCTTGTTTTTGTAATTCATTTTTAGTTTCCTTTGTTATCTTTTTAGAAATTTGTAAATTCATTTCCTTTTCTATTAATTGTATATTACTTTTTAACCAATCCAAAACCTTTTTTTCTATTGCCCATTTGAAAAAATTTAGTTGTGCAACAGTTGTTTCTATTTCTCCATTTGTAGTTTCCAAGTTGATTCTTTCATGTCTTCTAAACGGATCAAATTGCATTTTACTATAAGCTTTTAATTGCGATCTATATTCAATATATAGATTAAAAGGTATTTTATTATTGTTCTTTTCTAGATAATATATCACAGTTTTATTTTTTGCATAATTTGTGCAAAGAAAATCAATAGCTCTTAAAGATATATTACTTTCTTTATCAATTATCTTTAAGAATTTATTTAAATTTGTTGAATTACTATAAAATTTTTTTAAACACTCTAAAAGTACATCTTGCTTTTTCAAAATATTATTCATAATATTATGAATCAATTGAACTATTCTTTAAGTAGTGGAATGGATTTTGATAATACCAATATGAATGAGAGAACCAAAAAAATGAATATAAAAAATGAGAATCTTTATAATGAAAAAAAGAGTATAAACCCAAAAATACTTAATAGAGAATTTTTAAGAATTTATGAATTATATTTTTTTAAAACCAAAGAAATAAGTATTTCAAATTTTTTAAATTTTGAAGTTTTAAAGTTTTTTGGAATAATTTTATTGTATTTTGGAATACTTCTGATTACATTTTTAGTATTCCCTAATGCTATATTTGATATGTTAATTTAATTTAATTTTAACTTTTTTAATCAAAATATATAAAATAACTATAATAAAAGTATTAAAAATTGTTGTAATTAAAGAAGTTTTATCAGAATAAATTGTTTTAAAGTTGAAACTTAAGAAGTTTTGAAATCCGGGAGAATAAACAAGTGTGCAAACTATAGCAATATACATGACTTCACCTTGGATTATATCAAAAGAATTTTCCTTTTTTTTAGGTTGTGATGGTTCTGATGGTATATTTTTAAGAACAGAAAAAGATGAAGGAACTTGAATAGGTTGTTGAAATTGAAACTGGTGTTGCATCGGAGGTCCTTGAAATGCAGGTTTAGGGACAGGAGGGGGTTCTTGCTTTACATTAATTTCTGGAACATATTCATTTGAAGTTTCTTTCTCTACATTTTCTAAAATTTCAGCATAACTTTTATTTACTGGTTTATCTTCCATAAGATTTTCTATTGGTGTAGCCAATTCCATATTATTTATAAATAAATTTTATAATACTTTTTTTTCGCAATTATTTAAAGTTTATATCATTTTTTAATAATTAATATGGAAACTTTGCATTGTTATCATTGTACATTTCAAATTAAAGATATTTTTCAAATGCCTGTCAGTTATGATATTGATAAAAATGAATATGAAGTAACAGGTTATTTTTGTTCATTAGAATGTATGAAAGCTTATAACGCTCATTTAAATGATAGTTATAGAAATAATAGATTTTCTCTAATTTCTCAATTTTATGACCTTTATGACAAAAATATAGAGTTAGCCCCCCCAAAAGAATGTTTGAAAATTTATGGAGGTAATCTTACTATTCAAGAATTCAGAAAAAATAATTCAAAATTTTCAAACAAAAATTTACCTCCTTTAAAAGTTTTAGAGTTTCAAAGTGAATTAAATAACCCAGTAAATAACTTTACATGGTTAAATAACACAGAAATGAGTTCTACAAATCAAGTAACTTTAGAACGAAAAATTCCAGACAGAAATCAAAACACTTTAGATAAAATCATGAATTTACAAACAATCGAATAGTTTTAAAATTATAAAGCATAAAAATATTAATGATATAATTTTGAACGATTCATCCATTTTTTCATTTTGAAATGCTTCCACATTTTGTGGGCTTGGACTTGGTTTATGGACTTGTTGTGGACTTGGACTTGGTTTATGGACTTGTTGTGGGCTTGGACTTGGTTTATGGACTTGTTGTGGGCTTGGAGTTTGAATATCTTTTAAAATCAAAGTTTCAACATATTTGGATACATTTGTTTGATCGAATGATTTTAATTTATTTAAAACAACTGGATTTCCCAACTCGACAGACATGATTGATTCTGCTTTTGTAATATAATTTTGGGGAACAAAACTATATTGTGCTTTTTCAAATTCAGAAAGTAATTTTTCTTGTGTTTCTCTCACACAATATTTATTTGACGAAGTTTTAGCGTTTTTTGGTTTTGCTATCTGATACGCTTCATTTAAAGGGGTTCCCATTAATATCAAAGACATTTATTTATAATACTTTATAAATTTATTGTATTTTTAGAATTGGGAATTATTTTTGGTTTTCTTCCTCTTCTGGTTCCTCCTTCTGATACAGAAACAGAAACCTTTTTAACTGAAATATTGCTTGCTTCAGAATCAGAATCACTTATAACAGACTCGGGTACTGGAGGTGCTTTAAAAGGAATATTTTGTTTTTCTATACTAGATGACACTGGTGGAGGTATAAATGATCCAAACTGTGATAGATTTACTGTTGGACCATTCATATCACGTCTTTTACTAGGATCACTATAAATGGCTTCTGTTGTTGCTTTAGATTGACTTTGTTGATTTAATGTATCATTTACAGTTTTCATTAAATTACTCATCATTTCTGGATTGTTTTTAGCCATATTTCCTATATCTGGTAGATTCTTAAACATCGTTGACGTTATATGGAACATAATAGCACTTCCTGCTAAACTTAATAATAGTTCCATTTCAGGAGGTGCTTGAACCGAACCGCCATATTTTTCATGTAATCTTTCAAAAGTATTATCATAATCGCCATCATTTACATTTTCCATTACACTTTCTGACCATCCATCTAAATGAGCACCAATTGGGTCATACCTTTTATTTAAAAATTCAATACCACTGACACATGCCATAAGCATTTTCTTTGAAAATTTGATACTGGATTTAGCTTCAGCGTCTTTCTTTATTTTCATATACTCTGCTCTCATTTCACGAATATCAGAATATGTATTGTACTTTTTGGAAAGTTTTACTCCTTTACTTTCCAGTCTATGAAACTTGTACAGAAGATCTTGTTTCTCATCTTCAATTGAAGCAAACCCGTCAGAAGGTTTAATATCTTCCTCTTGATATTCTCCTTGTTGTTCCCCTTCATATTCACTACCTTCTCCAATTTCACTACCATCAACCTCAGATTCTTCTCTTTCTTCGTCTTCAGATTCTTCTTCTTCAGGTAATCGTTTTTGAGGATTTGAAAAAACTTCAAATGTTTTATCATCAAAGTTTACACTTTTTTTCGGAAACTTTTTTACAGGTGTTGCTTTCTTTATCCTTAATGGCTTTTTTGATTTAAATTTAAAATTATCATCATCGTCAGCTTCTAAATCAATTTTTACATCATTTTCTTTATCCATATTAAAATTAATTTCATCCATATTCTTTATGTATCTTTCTATTTAGATTAAATAACGCAAATCTTTAAATAAACTTTTTTTAATAAACAATTCTATATTTTCCAAATTGTTTATAATTGTATTCTTAAACATATTTCTTAAAGGAACCTTTATTGTTTTTACATCATTCCAAAAAACCCATTTTAAATTTTGTTTTTCCAAAAATGACTGTATATTATCTATATTTTTTGAGGTTTTTAAAAAATTTGTTGCTTTATAAAACAAATTTGGATAATTAGTATCAAAATTAATTGTTGATAAAAACATATAGTATGGCTTTTTATAAAACGTTCTACTTTTTATATATTCAGAATTTTTACAAATTTCTTTCATAGTAAATTGATCTTCAATTATACCACACGTTTCTTCATAACATTCCCTACTTGCTGTATCCACCTCAGATGCATCAAACATTTCACACCGTCCTCCAAAGTCTGATAACATACCATATGAATCTTCACCTAGTAAAACCATTAGATTATTATTGTTTAGTCCAAATAATAACATTCCTGCTGCATATTTAAAATTCTTTTTGTTCTTATTTTCATTCATTTCTAATATTAATCAATAAGTTCCATAGCCTTAAGTGCCCGCATCGCTGCGTTTTGTTCTGCATTCTTTTTACTTTTATCAGTACCTTCCGCTATAGTTGCACCATTAACTACAACTTGTACAGTAAACGTTTTATTATGATCTGGTCCAGATTGAAAATTCGTTTTATATATAGGACTTCCCATCTGTTTCGATTGAATAGCTTTCATTAATTGATCTTTGTAATTTGTATCTTTTAATACATCTTCAAAATCACATTTCGTTTCAATTAAGTTTAATATAAACTTTTTCGTAGTTTCTAATCCTTTGTCTATATATAATGCACCCACAAATGCTTCAAATGCATCTTCCAATATTCTAGGATTCTCATTCCATTTGTTATTCATCGCTTTTTCATTCATTTGAATAAGGTCCTTAAAATTTAATATATTCGCAAAATTACTTAATCCTTTACTACTCACAATTTTTGTCCTTATTCTAGTTAAAAATCCCTCATTTTCATTCGGATATTTCAAAAACAAATATTCAGCTACAATCATTCCAATAACAGAATCCCCTATAAATTCAAGTCTTTCATTGGATTGTTTGTTTTGCACACTTTTATGTGTAAATGCAGTTTCGTATATTTCACTGTTTTTTATTTTTATTTTACTTTTGGTTATTTTTCTTACTATCGTTTCCATTACATATTTATAACTTTATTTTTTTAAGCCCTTTATTTTTTTCGTGTTACTACTTTTTTCACTTTAGATGGACCAGGAGCTTTGGGAGTCTCAGGAACATTATCAACTTCATTCGTTACAGGAACCTCTACACTTACAGCAGGCTCTACAAATCCTTCTTTAATGTAATGCTTAGACATATATTTTTGAAGATTGAAAAAAGTTACTTTGGTATTGTCATCATTATGAATAATAGTTCTTAACTTATCATCCATAATTAGTTCACGTTTGTTTTCAGGATTTTGAAGACCTTTAGATTTCACATATTCTGTAATTTTTTTAGTCACCTCAGTTCGCGCCATTTCAGTTCCAACATCCACATTCAGAAATTCACATAGACTTTGTGACATCCTCATAGGTTTCGCAAATCCATTTGCTTTCTTTGGCTTATCTTCAGGTTCCTGTTCTTTTGAAATTTTCTTTAGCAGTTTGAGAATTTTTTTGTTTTCAGCTTTGAGTTTTGAGATTTCACTTTCAATTTGAGATTTGAATTCTTCGTATGTTTCTGTCATCTTTAATTTATCTTAAAGTTATTTTTTTAAGTATTTTACCGCATTTTAATATATTTTATTTTAATGTACACATATGAAGATTATAAAAAATTAGAAAAAGGATTAAAAAAATATTATCACGTTGAAACAATACATATAAAACCAAAATCACAAGGTAATAATGCTGTATTTATTTTACGAAAAAATAGTACATCAAGACAAGCTTTTATTTTAAAAGCAGGTAATAAACAAATGATTATTGAAGATTTGAAACATAAAGATATACTTAGAAAAATCCCTTCAAGGTATCAAAAGTATTTCGTTCAGACTTTGAATATCCCGTTTGAATCTTCTTTATTCCCTAATTTTTATTTCTTCCAAATGGAATACATTAAAGGCACAAGTCTTTATTCTTTATTAAAAAAAAATGAGTTGAATCAATATCAAATAGAAATGATCCAAGACCAACTCAAAAGAACTTTACTTACTTTATGGAAAATCGGTTATATTCATAACGATTTACACCTTAGTAATATTATGGTCATTAATGAAAAAACTCCTCAGGTTCAAATAAAAATTATTGATTTCGGTCATGCAGTTAAAGTAGACCCTATGGATCCACATGAACAACATCCTAAAAAATGGTATAAAAAAATGTTAAAGAAATATAATATCAGTACTTCCAATCCTAATTATTGGATTCTTGGTAAAAGTCCAGCACACATGTATGCTAAACATCATAAACAATTATTAAAAGACAAAAAATTTTATAAACCTTCTTCATTTTGGAAAAAAATGTGGAAAAAAATAATGTAAATTTTGACTTAAAGAACAAATAACTTTATATAACATATGAATTCTGATGAATTTAAAGAATTGTATTTTTTGCTTATGGAAAAAAGTGTAAATCTAAGTTTAATTAATCCTATTTATCATCTTAAAATTTCTACTATGACCTGCATTGGTGACCTTTTCCAAACAATTGACACAGTAACATTAACAACAAAATTTAAAAGCACCAGTTATCCTATTTGTACCTTAAAAAAAACAAAAAATCATCATGAATATGAAGAATCAATTAGAGGCAAAAAACGTTTGTCCTTTTATAATCAAGTAACTATAAATTATACAGATACTACAAATAAATCTATTAAAATTTTTTCAAATGGTAAAATTCAAATAACAGGATTAACTTCTTTTAATGAAACAATTTCATGTTTAAGTATTATAGAAAAAATACTTTTTGATTCATTAGGTATTACACTTTCAAATAAATGTGTAAATTCATTATCAATTGCATTAATTAATAGCAATTTTGCATTTCATAATAACATCAATATTTTAAAACTTAAACCATTACTTACTTCTCATTCATTTAAAGTTGATTATAAACCAGACGTTTATCCTGGTCTTAAAATTAAACATCCAACTAATAATTCAAGCATTTTTATTTTTAAAACAGGCAATGTAGTATTAACTGGAATTAAAAATCTTAATGCTCTTTTCAAAACATTTGAAGATATTACTTCTATTATTTTAAATAACTACGATTATTTAAAACTTGATACTAAAACAATTGTTAAGCAAAAGAAATTATCTTTACATTCTTATGGCTATCCTATAAATCAATATAATGCGGTTTCATAACAATTTCATTTTTTTTCTTTTATATTGTAATGGTCAGACCCGGAATGCAGGATTCTCGTTGCTTTACTTCATATTTACCTAATTGCCAACTCAATAATAACATCCAAGCAAGAAACAATATCGAAACAAATAATGAATATCGCATGTTTTTACAACAACATGCTACAGAATTTATAGAACAATTAGAAAAAGTTTGTTTCTCAGATGAAACAAAAATTTGTAACAAAAATTGCAAACCGTATTAACCAAACGTGTTTTCTTTTCTAAGTTTTATGTATAAAAACCCATCTTTGTTCACATTTTGATTATATAATTCAATCATATTCTGTGTATTTGTTGGTAATATATCACCAATTAGACAAAATAATGCTTCTGATTTTTTTATTTTAATATTTGAACTTATAGTTTTAACAAATGTCGCAAAATTCATATCATATGGTACCAAGTACTTTTTTTTGGTAACTTCAATATCATATGGTAATAATATTATCGGCAATTTTTCAGGGTATTTTTTTCTTAATTTTAAAGAATTACTTTTCCTTTCTTCAAAATTTACACTTTCACATTCTTCATTTATCATTATATTATTAAGAAATTAAAGAATTAAAGAATATCTTTATTTTTAATATTAATATTATGTTAACCAAAAAAGGTTATATTATTCAAAAAAAACAATTATCTGTATTACAGACTAATCAACTTATTGACGATTTATGTGTTCAACCTTTAACACAGGGAGATTATTTTGCAGAACCAAAGTATCCTGTTTATAGAGAATCTGAAACTCGTTATAGAATTCCACGCTTTTACGGTATCCAAAAATTCGGATTATCTCAAGACTCACTCTCAAATGGTATCTCGATTAATTTAGATTTTAATGGAACTTTAAATGATTCTACATTTCAAAATGAAGCATGTTCCAAGGTTTTAACTACCTTATATGATAAAGGCGGTGGAATTCTTTCGTTAGGAACAGGATTTGGAAAAACTACGTGTGCTCTTTATATTTTAAGCAAATTGAAACTAAGAACCTTAATTATCGTTCATAAAGAGTTTCTTATGAGCCAATGGATTGAACGAATTCAACAATTCCTTCCTGATGCTTCTATTGGCAAAATTCAACAAAATAAAGTAGATGTTGTCGGTAAAGATATTGTAATTGCAATGTTGCAATCGATTGCTTTAAAAACTTATGACGATTCTGTATTTCAGGGATTTGGATTTACAATTATCGATGAAACTCATCATATTTGTTCTAAAACATTTTCACGCGCCTTGTTTAATGTAACTACAAAATACGTTCTTGGTCTCTCGGCAACCCCAGAAAGAAAAGACGGTCTTTCAAAAGTTCTTTATTGGTTTATTGGTGATATAATCTTTTCCGCATACCGCAAAGACGAAAAGGACGTTCAAGTTCTTATCAAACATTATACACACGATAATTATTCACAAGATCTTCCTAAAAATGTTATGGGCAAAATTAATCTTCCAGAAGTTATTAATCAAGTAACTTCTTTGGAAGATAGAAATGATAAAATCCTTGAAGAAGCTTTTAAATGTCTTCACGACAAAAGGAAAATCATTCTTTTAACCGATAGAAGAAATCATTGTTTTTCTTTATATAATAAATCTCTTGAATCAGGAGAACCTTTTTCTTTTGGTTTATATATTGGAGGTATGAAACAAAGTGAACTCAAACAGAATGAAAATTGCGATCTTATTTTCGCTACATTCAGTTTAGCAAATGAAGGCTTAGATATTCCCTCTTTAAATACTTTGATTTTAGCAAGTCCAAAAACTGATATCGTTCAATCAGTTGGAAGAATTCTTCGAGAAACTGGTGAAAAAACCCACGTTCCGCTTGTTATTGATTTCGTTGACGCATACGGCCCTTTGGTTAATCAATTTTATAAACGCAAAAAATTTTATACAAAAACTGGTTTCACATTACTTAATCATCCCAAAAAAGAAAAAGAAAAAGAACAAATAAACTCTTTTTTGTTTTCTTCAGATTAATTTTATAAAATAGTTTATATGGAAAGTAAATCTAATTTGCCTTCAAATAATCAAAATATTAAACCTAATCAAAATATTAAACCTAATCAAAATATTACTTTAACCCAAAAAAAGCCAAGTCCTTTAAACCCTGGTATTGTAATAATTATTATCCTATGTGTTATACTTGTTTTTATTTTGTTGTTTAATTTTACCGATTTATTTGGGTCTCAGAATAATACAAACAGTGTCCTTGCAGGAAACACAGCAGACACAGCAGACACAGCAGACACAGCAGACACAGCAGACATATCAGACACAGCAGACACAGCAGACACAGCAGACACAGCAGACACATCAGACACAGGAGGTCCACCACCTTCACCTCTTTATTGTGATTTGTATCCTCACTACTGCAGTGGTTCCGTTG